TATCCTCGCCGTGAGCGGATACGTTAGTAGGGGCATCACCGGTATAAACCTCCTCACCTCCTATGTTGACAAAATCATATCCACGCTTTTCCATTGTCCCACCCTTATAGGCTGTAAATTTGATAGTGACATTTCCTCTTTCTCGACCGCCATACCAGTTACCGTATATACCACATCTGATCTCAAGAGGTAATTTATCGTAATTATCGCCATCCAACAACGGTCCCATCTGGATCAGAGCCGCCTCATTACCTGATTCCATGTTATCACCACCGTGGATAAGATAATCACCTACCCGCTCCTGCGTGGTCTGGTTTTGTTTACTCCAACCAACCAGCTTGCCGTCCACGTCCGGGAGGCCGGTGTTATCGAAACCGGTCGCCGTGTCGAAGTCAATGCCGTCCTCGTCAGCCCAGATATACCTAAGCACAAGGAAATCGAACTCAGGGATGATCACCACCGGAACCGACTCCTGCCTGCACACGAACGTCTTCTCCTCCTTGGTGCCTTCTTTTATAACCTTGTACGTAGCCTGACGTATCTCTCCAGTCTCATTGATATCAGCGGTAACCTTAACCTCGGCAGGGCCGGTACCACTTGTCTTATCTAAATGTATCCAATCAGCCATATCATCGTATTTTGTTAAATAAGTTTAATATACTTATCAAAAGCGTTGGGCCACATACGCTCATGAGACAGCATCCTTCTCCTATTATCCTCAGCCAGTTCCCGATAATCATTCAAGGTAATCATCGACATCTTAAGCTCCTTCATGGCCCTAGCGAACTTAACCGGTTCTTGCTGAGCATATAATTTGTAAGCGTCACCAGCGCCTTGTATCAAGCCATTCACGGCAGCGTTCTCGAAGATCTTCATCTTGATATACGTCTCGACATAATCCTCAAGGTATCCTAACGCCGTTTCAGGTATATACGGAAGACCGTCATCATCCTTGGGTGTAGCACGATATATGATGTAAATAAATCCATCAAACCCAGTATACATAGTATTGCCAGATATAGTTATATCATAATTATCCCAAGCATATTTATCCCGATACTTGTCGGAGGCGCAATCACGCCTCAACCCACGACCTATGGATAACCTTACGGGATGATGATAATGGAAACGAACCTCGTGAGACCCGATATATATCTTCTCCGTGATCGTCTTCTCAAACTCCTCCTTACAGCACTCGGTGCAGGAGTTCCAACGGAAACCGCGCTCGGTGCGCTCGACCCAGCCGATCTCGTGTTGGAGGTCAGCCTTAGCCTTGTCGCCGCCAGGAATCTCACAGATAAGAGGCTCACACCTATAGGCGTCAAGCATGTCGAAAAAATCGGAAGGCAATACCGCCTGTTTATTACTGGTCTTGACAACCGCCTCTGACATGACCGCTATAACACCCCCGAACCTTTTCAGGGCGATCTCAGCCCACCTATAAACAGACGAGGTATCTATAGCCCCGCTATCATCGTATTTATGTAAATCGGCCTTGATCTCGGCCAATAGCCCTTTTATAGTCATATTTAAGTCTTTTGCACAAAGATATGTATTTGAATCCGTGATACAAAAAAAATCCAGTCTACCCTCACGGGCTAACTGGATCACAAAAACTTCTACAGCTTATAAACCCATTTAACTCCAAATACCTTACTCTCCGACTCAACCTCCCGATACAAGAACTTATATCTCCTACCTGATTCCATAGCCAACCTACATTCCTTATTCAAGGCCGGAGAGATATATAGATGAAAATACTTATTCCTAGGCATAAAATCCATACACGTATGGACGTAAGAATATCCACCCGTCCCACGCCTATTAATAGTACCGGTAAGTTTATTCAGATATATCTTGCGGTTAGGATTAATCTTATGACATAGATAACCGATGTTGTTTATATAAACCCCTCCCTCATCCTCCAGATACCTATCACGTATGACTTTCCAGATCAACGACTGGCACTCAAGGATATCATTCTTATCCACGATCGTATGCTTCCTCCTTTTCCCGTTCTTAGACATAATAGATCTATAGAATCGAAGAAAGTATTGATCAAGTATTTTAAATGACTTTGTTTTCATATCACAAATATAACAATTTCATCCTAATACAAGAAATTTATACACAAAAATACACCGCCTGCACCAAGGACGAGGCAAATAGGATAGCCGACAATAACCTACAATCCGATGGTATCTCTTACGCTAATGGCTTAGCGCAGGCCGATAGATGCGATTGCCTCGAAACATGGAGCGCTTACGCTAGCGGAAGTTTTAATGGACAATGCTTAAGTATATCCGTAAGCTATGATAATCCATGTGGTAAATCTAAAACAGCATCATTTGATGTGTATTATACTAGATCTGAACCATCTGGAGATGTAGAATATTTCTCTACCACTAAAACAGTCACCATACCATCCGGATCGGGAACGGTATCAGGCGGAAGTGATTGTGTTAGCAATGCTACAAGCATGTATGTATCTAATCCAAGTCAAGGTGGAGGCTGTTAAAAACAAAAAGGAGAGGTTGATTATCCTCTCCTTTTTATATAAACCTAAGATCTTTTCTCTTAGTATGATTTAATATCCTACTAATATGTCTGGTACTTAATCCCGTTCTTTCCTTTATCTTATCATAGATATAACCCTTGGATACGTAAGCCGACATATCTCCCAGATCTTTTATAATCTTGTCATACATATCATGCACCTCATTATATCTTATGATTGAGCTATCCCTCATCCCTCTTTCACCTATACCATCAACTATGGCATCATTGAAACCGAAGAAATTAATTATTGATCTTATTATATCCATTATCACTGAATCTTTTGAGTTTTCTTGTTAATATCCATATCCGGATTCTCGTCCGTAGGAATCTGCAATTTGGTTATCGTCTCTCTTAACGTCTCTGAGACAACATATTCTAGTAGCTTGTCAGGACATATGAAATCATAATCCCATTGAGATGTACATGGCTTATCTTTTTCAGCTCCACATCCCCCTAGCTCTAACGCCGCTTTTCTGTCGAGAGTTATAAGATCAACATTTATAGCCTCTATGTTAATATCTGGTATATAGATATATCCATCATTGACATAATAATAGTATTGATCTATATTCCCGTATTTACGTTCCTTGTTGTTAGCGTATTTTCTTAACGATATGGAGGTAAATATAATATCATCCATGATGTTTGATACTTTGATGATAGCCGGACCTATACGGGTATATATCATATCGGGCAATCTTTTCTTGGATCTCATAAGTATCCTGCATAGTTTAAACTCATCAAAACAACAATCAATTTTCCGAACCCTCTCCATCTCCATGCAATTGATATGAGTATACAGTGATTCCTCGCCGAACAAGGTTCCATCAGCATACTTCTGGGCTATATATGATCTTGCCTTTTGTCTTCCTATGGATAATATCCATCTCCTACTGACATGAGCGTCCTTATTGATGGAGTTCATATCATTTATGATTCTAGATACAAATTCTGAATTTTTCATATGCTAAATACTGAGGAGGGGATATACCCCTCCGGTTATTACTTCTTTTTCTTAACCTTGCCTCCACATTTCAGTTGAGGTTTCTTTTTCTCGGAGACCTTGCCTCCATTAGCCATTTTCTTTTTCTTATTGCAAGCCATAACTTAATGTATTAATATTAACGATACAATATTAATGATTTTAGGTGATTATATACAACTTTACACCATAAATATACCGAATCGTTTTTATTTATAAATAATAATTCTTACATTTGCGCCATGAGATTAGTTGAACAACATACAATCAAGCAAAGCTCAATATATTACAATGAGCTTCAAGATTTGTTGCATAAGTGCAAGAGCTTATACAATAAAGGATTGTATGTTGTTAGACAACACTATTTCCAATACAAGGATGATAATACTGTAAAGTACAAATATCTTAACTACTATTCTCTTGAAAAGAAATTAAGAACAGAAAACGATGCTGACTATCGTGCTTTACCTACACCAGTTGCTCAACAAGTGTTGATGATGGTTGATAGAAACTTTAAATCTTTCTTCAATCTCTTTAATAAAAAGAATAGAGGTGAGTATTCCGAATTTGTTAGAATACCTAAGTATCTTAACAAAGACGGTTTGTTTCCTGCTGTTTTTACAACAATCGCTTTTTCTCAAAAATGGATAAAGCAAGGCATTGTTAAGTTACCAAAACAGTTTTCCTTTACAACAAGAACCAATAAACAAAATATCCAACAACTTAGGTTCATTCCTAAGAATGGGTATATTGTTCTTGAAATAATTTACAACAAGAAGGAAAAGAATCTTATGTCAGATAATGGAAACTACCTTGGTATCGACATAGGATTAGATAATTTAGCATCTTGTGTTTCAAATAATGGTTCTTGTTTTATCATCAATGGTAGACCACTAAAGTCTATCAACCAGTATTATAACAAAAGATTAGCATTCTTAAAATCCAAGTTAAAAGACAATAAACATACTTCAAAACAAATCAGGTTATTAACTAACAAAAGGAATAACAAGATCAAAGATTATCTTCATAAGGCAAGTAGGATATTGATTAATCACGTAGTTTCCAATGGTATTAACACGATCATAATCGGTCATAATAGATGTTGGAAACAAGAGATCAATATCGGGAAACGAAACAACCAGAACTTTGTATCTATTCCTTTTAATATGTTTATCAGTATGGTATCTTATAAAGCAACATTAGAAGGTATTAATGTTAAGATTGTTGAAGAATCTTATACTTCAAAATGTAGCTTTTTAGATAATGAACGGATTTGCAAACATGAATCCTACAAAGGAAGAAGGACCAAACGAGGATTGTTTAAAACTTCTTCCGGTAGGACAATTAATGCTGATATCAATGGTGCTTTTAACATCATTAGAAAATCAGAAAAAGAATCCTTTGATGTAACGATGTTACCAAAAGGTAGAGGGTTTTGGTGGAACCCAGTACGGATTTCCGTATAAATGTATATTATTTTACGCTTTTGGTGTAAAGTGGTATATAATCACCTAGATAAACAATGCGCATTGAATAAGATAAACTCACATCGATTCAGACGGTATCTCTTACGCTAATGGCTTAGCTCAGGCCGATAGATGCGATTGCGTGGAGCCAACAAAAACGTGGTCATGGTCGGTATCTATGAATAATGATTGCATGAGCCATGAACAACTTGTCACATCAAGAGGATTTACGATTACGTATAATAATCAATGTGGTAGATCTATATCTGGTTCTGTGAGTGGTATAGGATATACACAAAACGGAGAAGAGCAGGTCAATAGCGCTAGCTTTACAATTCCCGCAGGATCCGGAACCAAGAGTGGAAGTGTATATTTTAGCCGAGAAGTGGTATGTGGAGATGTAACAATCTCTGGTCATGATTCAGGTAATTGTTGACAATCACTGCTGTTATGGTTTTTAATAAAAAGGAGAGACTTATTAGCCTCTCCTTTTTTTGTTATACATCAGAATCTTAACAGTTCCCAGATCCTCCTCCAGAAACCCTTATAGACCCACATTGTACTCCTGAATCAAAACCTATGACACCGGTTTTTTTACCAGACCCAGTAGGTATACTTACGGTAGTACTTCCAGCCGTAACGGTTTGTCCATGATCATTCCTACCAGTAACAGTTACAGTTATTGATTTAGATGATCCACATTGATTATCGTAAGACACTTCATAGGAGCACCTTAATGCAGATGTAGAACCAGACAGACCATTACAAGGATCACCGCTCAGCATAGCGTTGGCGCTCCACGTCTTTGTTGGCTCCACGCAATCGCATCTATCGGCCTGAGCTAAGCCATTAGCGTAAGAGATACCATCGGATTGTAGGTTATTGTCGGCTATCCTATTTGCCTCGTCCTTGGTGCAGGCCTCATATTTACCAGCGATTTGCTTATAACTGATAGTCTTAGGAGTACAGTTGCTAGGACAGTTCGTGGCCTTGACATTTCCCCATCGGTCATCATTGCCAACCTTAGAAGGACATATCCTAGCATCAACTAAATTTTGTAATGCATCCTTGTACTCTTTATACTTGTTATAAGCTTGTTCACTAGCCAGATTCGATGAAGAAGCGCAATATTCACCAGCGCTAACCACCTTAATAGGGCTATCAGGAACACATACATCACCGCATTCGCCCGAACATCCCTTACATACCTCATTGGTATAGATAGTGTAGTCATGTGGATTACAGCAATGTTCACCACCATTCTGCCAATATCCTGTAGGATCACACTCGCTAGAATAATGCTCCTCGCTATTACCATTATTACACCTGCTATTATCCATATGGTATGTATTATCACATCCGCATCCACAAGATCTTGAATCGGACTCAACCAACTCATCTTGATCTGAGGCTGAAGAACAAGGATTGGTCTGATTCCTACTCCTACGATAATCGCATCCACTACAATAATAATTCCAATCATCATAAGATGGGGTATCATCGTCATCGGCGCAATCACCATTCTTGTTAGCGTAAGCCTGAGCGGCGGTCTTAGTCGCCGTATCATTCTTGAAAGCGTTTTGAACCTTGCTGTCGGCATCCGCCTGAGATACGGTAGATGTCAACGCTGACAATCCTAAGGCACTATAAGGAACGGATAGAGCGACACCATGTTTACATGTACCACAATTATCCTTATAGAACGTAGCGCTTCCAGTACCGGTCCACACACAAGTGCCATGCTGGTTAGCGTAATCCTGTCCTCTCTGGTCTAGGATCTGCTCTGCCTTGCTCCTGGCATCAGCCAAAGAAACCTTGCTGGTGATAGGCGTACCGCCGTTGGCTTGCGTAGAGGTCACCGTTATTCTCTGACCAACCCCGCTTCCGGCGCAATTGTTCTTATAGAAGTCACGGCTTGCCACGTAAGTCCAAGTACATCCACCGTTCTTATTGGCGTAATTCTGACCATCAGATCCACGAACGGCATTCTCAGCTTTTTTATTGGCGTCAGCCAAGGAAACGGTGGAGGTGTACGGGTGTCCCGGCAGCCTGTCGCTACTTACGGATACCATGTCGCCTACGCCGCCGTCAGCGCAATTGTTCTTCTGAACCTGACCGGTATAGCTTCCTGTCCAAGTACAAGTACCCTTCGAGTTAGCCACGGCCTGACCCTGAGAGTTCACGGCGGCCAATGCCTTGGCGTTAGCGTCAGCCTGGGATACACATGACTTAAACTTACCATCAGAGCTAGGACTTGGATCCGTAACATCATTCTGAGTTACGGTAACAGAGCTTCCAACTCCACCATCCGCACATTGACGGGTAAAGGCCTTGGATGCCGTACCAAACCAGAAACATGTATTATTACCACCAGCTATATACCGCTCTTGATTATCAGGATCAGTATAACAGGTATTAGTGTTACGTTGATGTAACTGAGAGATACAGTCCTTACATACAGTCTCTATAGTCTCCCATACCGGTTGCTCGGTCTTCGTATGGCACGTATCATCGTAGTTCTTATTGACGAACGCCTGACCCATTCTGTCGATATAGGCCTTAGCCAAAGCGTCTGCCTCTTCCTGAGAACGGGTTGAGGTGAAGAACTGACCCATAAGATCCGGAGTTACGGTGATAGGATCGGCGTACTGACAAGTAGGACACTTAGGAGTGAACTCCTTGCTATAATTACCTACATATATCTTCAGTTCGTCGCAAGTACCACGATCGTTGGCTATAGCCTGACCTTGCGCCTTGACAGCGGCCTTGGCAAGCTCATCGGCGGCGAACTGGCTCTCATAAGAATAGAACGGACCACCAGTGACATCAGCCTCCGTAACGTTAACAGATGAAGGTATCAATCCGGATGGACAATTATTCTTCTCGAACACCTCACTATAATGACCGGTGTACTTAGGAGCCTCATGGCAAGTACCACGCTCATCGGCAACCCTCTGTCCTTGATTCATGACAGCGGCCATAGCCACCAAGTTAGCCTCATCCTGCGATACGCAAGACTGGAACGGATGACCATCGACCATATCCTGTGTCACGGTGAACGGATCTCCTATCTGATTAGCTCCACAATTGCTCTTAGTGAACTCGAAGCTAGCCCTACCGGTATACATAGTAGCGTCAGAACAAGTACCCCTGGTGTTAGCCAAAGCCTGTCCTTGAGCCTGTACGGCGGTCATAGCCATAGCGTCAGCGGCGGTCTGGGAGTCGTTAGACTGGAATGGGTGTCCTTCTACCATATCTTGGGAGATCGTCACCTTAGATCCGATCTTACACTCACCACAGTTGTTTCTCGTGAACTCCAAGGAAGCACGGCCGGTGTACGTACAAAGGGCGTGGATATTGGCAAGGGCCTGTCCTTGGGCGTCAACGGCGGCCTTGGCCTTGTTATTGGCATCCTCCTGAGATACGGTAGACGTGAACGGATAACCGTCAACCATCCTATCATTTACCGTATAAGTACCACCAGTGCCAGTACCACAATTGTTACGGGTAAACGTACGTGTATAAGTACCGGTATATACAGGCACCTTCTCGCACTTACCTTTCACGTTAGCCACATCCTGACCTTGAGCCTCGACGGCGGCCTTAGCCTTATTGTTGGCGTCTTCCTGAGATACGGTAGACCTGAAATCCCCTGTCACCATAGTCTCATCCACGGTAACCTTGGTTCCGTACTGAGTCTTATCGCAATTGTTTCTGGTAAATTCCTTGCTATACTTACCGTAGTAGATCGTCTTCTCCTTACACTCACCTTCTAGGTTGGCTTGTTGCTGGGCGTTAGCCTCAAGATCAGCCTTAGCCTTATCATCAGCGTCCTTCTGGGAGATAATAGAGAAGTACTTACCGGCGGAAACGACATAAGTATAAGGTTGACCGATATGGAACTCATCGCAATTGTTTCTAGTGACTGTCTTCTCCATCCTAACGTTATAGTAGACGTTAGTCTGACAATCGCCACGCTCGTTGGTGATAGCCTGACCTTGCGCCTCCACAGCGTCCTGCGCCAGCTTATTGGCGGCATCCTGTGATACTGTAGAAGTGAACGGATAACCGGTACACATCTTCTCATCCACGGTAAAGTCAACAGGCGTAGAACCTTCAGGACAATTGGTTCTCTGGAATACCTTAGAATACGATCCGGTAAATACCGGTATCTTCTCACAATTACCCTTGATATTAGCTATATCCTGACCCTGAGCCTCTACAGCGGCTTGCGCTAACTTATTAGCCTCCTCCTGAGAGACGATAGACCTGAAGTCGCCTTCTACCATAGTCTCGTTAACAACAACCTCCGTTCCGTATTGAGTGGAGTCGCAATTGTTACGGGTAAAGGTCTTGCTAAACTTACCATAATAGATATTCTCCTTAGGCTTACACTCACCTTCCAGATTAGCTTGTTGTTGACCATTCTTTTCAATATCCTCAAGAGCCTTCCTGTCGGCGTCCTCTTGAGAGATAGAAGACACGTACTTACCCTCAGGAACGATGTAAACATATTCCTGACCATCACTGAACTTATCACAATTGTTACGGATAAAGGTTTTCCTTTGCTCCTCGTTATACCAGATGTCAGTTATACACTCACCATGTTCATTGGCGTACTTCTGTCCGTTAAGAGCTATATCCTCCATAGCCTTAGCGTCAGCGTCCTCCTGTGAGATAAACGACTTGTACGTCCGCTCCTCAACCACATACAAGACAACCGAACCGTGCTGGTTGGCTAGACAGTCATCCTTGGTAAACGGCTGAACCATCTTGATATTATAATAAACGGGCTTGGCATCTTGGGCTATCATATACTCCTTAACAACACTACCGTCCTTTGACGTTATACGGAACTTAGCCGTACAGATCTGACCGGTGTAATTAGCCTTGTATACGATGTTAAGCTTATTATCGCCTACCCCATGGCTCTTGTCGTTAATGGCAAAGCAATTACCCTCAACGCAATTCTTATCTACTTCCCTTGCCATGTCAATCCTCCTCTATTCTCCATGAAACATTATCTCCGGCCTCTACCCTCACGATCTGGGTATCACCATCCTTATTAAGCGTCAACCTTTGCGGATCCACGTTAAAGGGTGGTTCCGGTTCCGGCTCCTCGCTGCCATCGCCACAAGTGCAACATACCAGTTCAATATCATACTCGGTATTGGACTTGATATCGATAACGACCTGACCGTTCTCACTAGTCACGTTATCAAAGTCATGATCAAGTATAATATAAGGTATATCATTAGGCTGTTGATTGATATTAACAACCTTGCCATTCAAGACAAACATCTCATGATGCTGTTCGTTATCCATGTTCTTAGGCATGGCTATAACGAAGCTAGCGTCATACAGGTCAGTGGCTCCCGGATCCTCAGGATCGGCGTACACCACGTATCTGCTATCCTCGTCAGGTATCTTAACGGATAGCCCGTTGACGTTCATAGACACCATATAGCATTTACTTACCGAACCACCAAGAGTAAGGCAGGAGGCCTTGACCGAGGCGGAGTTAAGCTTGGCGTTGATGACCGCCGTCCCGCCCTCCATGTCAAACATGATATTGGCCGGATCCACGCTCACCCGCTCCATACCCTTCTGGGTTATGGTAGCGAGTTTCGTTACCTTGCCTTTCTCGACCGCTACGTAAGTCTCCCTAGGCAACCTACCCATCCATCCCGGCTCTACTTTAATAGCCACCTTATCAGGGCCGGTACCGGAAATCTTGTCGTAGGACACCCATGAGGAACCTTGCTCGATCTTAGCAAGAATATCTTTTAAATTATTCATATCATTCCGCTTGAGTTATAGTCCATTTATCACTCTTACCTACGATAATCTCCAGAATCTGCTCACCGCCCTCAGGAGGATACTCGAAGTTAGTAGGCTTAATCTCAAACACGCTGGCGCCACCACAACCAAGATCGCAGATCATGTCCGGCAACCATCCCTCCTCGAAAAAACGCTCTATAAGCTCCCTGACGGCCTCTGAAAAAGAATCAAGCTCCAACCTGTCTGCTGGGACAGACCCTTTCTTAAGTGTCTCACCACATACCCAACCGTCACACTCGGAAGCCAAGACCGTATCATACACTCTCTTAGCCATAGCATGAAGTATTTAAAATATTACTATTCAATGTAGTATATACGATATTAACATCAGCGAACTCATCGCCCATGCAATACCTTTTCTTGAACTTAATGGATCTACCAGAAACGACATACCCGTCGTTAGGTACGATAGTACCGCAGTAGGTCACGCTAAGAACATTCAGAGGCTCGTATCTTAACCTTACGGCCTGCACTCCCTTAAACGAATCCCTTTGGATGGACGCCGTTGCTCCAGATACGGCAACCAGCTTCCTTACCAGAGACTCGATTACGCTATTCATGCCATCTCCGTTCCTGATATCTGCCTCAGGAAAAGACTGACCATCATATATGATCTGGGAACTGTAGATACTACATTCATCCCCCGGTCTATATTCCGGCTTACATGGATTACAGTTATTCCTCATATCAAATCAATTTATTAATCATTCTCCTTAATTCAAGTATCTCAGCATCCCTGTCCCGTATAGCCTTTATCATAGCGTTAAGGACATCAGACATATCGCAGCTGGGAGATAATCCCAATGACTCCACACGTACCTTGTCTCCTGGATAAACACAGTCGGTGCTCATGTACGTAGAGCACGGTACTTTCGTATCGTCTACAGTAGGCCTGTATTGTTTCTTGTTACAACCATTCATTGTTACCATACCTCCTCTTCAGTTCCGCTATCGCCACCGCCATTACCGGCGTTGACAAGCTCGTTTATAATCTTCTTCAAATCCAGAACCTCGCGATGGTATAAATCTATCTGCTTATCCCTAGACGCTATAATACGCCTCAATGAGTCTACAACGACAGAGATATCAGTGCCTTTCTCTATACCGTCCACCACCAACTCATCACCTGAGTATAAGACGCATTTATCATATAAAACTATAGGACATCCATAGCCAACACAAGGCTCGTCCTGACAATCCCTATCGCAAGGATCACAAGGATCCTCGGGGCATTTGTTAAGAAACTTGTCTATCTTAACACCATGACAGCATTCTTCAGGACGCTCCCTCGAATGATCATGACAACAACCACCTATATTACACATATTAATAATATTAATGTTTTTAGCAAAGATACAGATTTGGTTTAATTATAAGACAACATACGTTATTAAACAACGAAGCCGAGAATTATTCCCGGCTTCTACAAATTGTAATATCAATCAAATATTATCGTACAGCAAATCATATGCTAAACTCCCAAAAGCTAAAAATAGCAATATAAAAGACAGGTTAAATTCTATCATCCACTTCTGCCCATCGCCCTTGCCTATTCTCTTAGCGAAGCCTTCTCTTTTTAAGACCATCAAAGTAACAGGCTCGTCTTTTAAATCTATCCCAAAAGAAGAGAGGAACGATTTTATCACAAGAGACGACGAAGGATATTTGATAACATCAGATAATTTTATACTCTTGTTATCAATATCTCTAGCCTTATTCATCAAATCAGTTATACACACATACTTTTTATCCCTCATCTTTCTTCATATTTAATAAAGCCATAATTGTTCACGATATCACATAAATCCTTTTCGGATAAATCAAACCATTCTCCCAATCTTCTATATTTACTATATTTATCATGAATGACCGATTCTATATCTCTATCAGACACAAACATCAATTTAACAAAAGGAGAAAATGTAGAAGAGCTTTTTATCCTCTTAAATGGATTAGAAGATCTACCTATTTTATATAACAGCGTATTCTCATCAAACGCTATATATGTTTTATAGGGCTTATCTCTTTTAGTGCAAATATTTTTCATAGAAAATATAGACAGATAAATATAATCTATATCAAGTATATCCATCAGTACCCTACATTTGTAAGGATCTTCAATAAAAAGCATATCCAATTTAAGTATTAAATCCTGAATACGAATATACTGATCATTATCCACACGAATAGTCTTTCCAGATAACGTATCTACCACCTCAACGCTATCTCTCATATTAAAATATTTACGTGAAAAATAATCCAAAATTACGCTATGCTCACAATCATCCATATTAATAAATCTGTTAAACTTATTAAACTACATACAAGCTTTAAAACATTCCTAAGGAACCCGAGGGTTCCCCTGGAATGTAATCCCGGTTAAGGGATAAGTCAGGATCGCTCCTGTTAGTACCCATCGCCAATGTTGGAAAGGGTTTCGCGTAGGCGGCACTGTTTCACCAAATACGCTACTCCTTTTAACCACCTGCCTTAGAGCAAGGGACTTGGGTAAACATCCCTTGGTAACTATATATTCCTGACCAACGTAGCCTCTATTTCAAGGCTTAGGCTAATAACCTGACCCTGTTAAAGGGTATATTAAAAACGACTAATAATTTTTATCGATTTTAATACTATTTGAGGTTATTATGGAAAACACAAACGCATTCTTACCAATAACATTGATCCTCTTGATCAATATTCTCAATCCATTTCTCGCACTCAAGATTAAGATCGGCGTACTCCTGCCCCTCTACCATCAAAACCTCACGGGCTTTGGCGTTGGCATCCTCTACTGATATCCATGATCTAAACCTATTGGCTTTGATAGAATAATATACCCTACCTGATTTATATCCAAACGGACATACCTTCTCAAACCAATCACCGATCGTAGTATTATAGAATACAGGGGAGCAACTACCTTCGGAGTTAGCCTTCTCCTGTCCTTCTTTCATGAACTTCCTATAAGCTAACGTATCAGCATCAATCTGGGATATATCGGATATGACGGCTCCGGCTGGCAATTCATACACAATACCTTCTTTACCTGATGTCCCAGCCTCACAATCGTTCTTGTAGAAAACGCCACGAAGAGGCTGTGAGGCCCAGTCCTTACAGCATGTCCCAACGGCGTTGGCCTCCCCCTGCCCGATCCTTCCAAGCTCAACCATCGCCTTATCATTGGCGTCTTTCTTGGATACGTATGACACAAACCTGCCTTCCTCTACGCATATTTGTTCCTTGGACCCCTTACCACTTACGCAATCGTTCTTGATAAACTCATCGCATACCTGATCATTATACCATACGGACGGTATTATGTCGGCATATGTGTTGGCATAGTCCTGACCGTTAGCTTTGATATCATCCTCAGCCTTGCTGTCAGCTTCCTCCTGCGTATCGCCAAAATAGACGTTGGCCGGGACCCGGTAGTCAACAGAGCCGCCCACATACCCGGCAGGCGGGTTGTTTCTGGTGAACGTCCGAACTATTTCTTTATTACCGTATACCATTGTGATTCACTTTGTCACAAAGATACAATTTAAAATCAAATTACAAAGGAAGAGCCTTTTTGCTTCTCAAAACCTTATACAAATAATCCCTTAACTGTTCTTCTGTGGTTATATATCCAAACTCAATCATCTTGGCTATATCAATCTCCAGCTCCATCAACTCCTTAGCCTTAGCCTCCTCTCCAACAGAATTTCTTATCATAGTCTCATGAAGGCCATAGACAATAATATTTACGGATCTGGCCAAATCTTGTATTTTATCTCTTAGTCTTGAAGATTCAATTATTTTAGATAAAGCGGAAGACATCCTCTTGTAAGCATCACCAGCCTTATCCCTGTAATCTATAAGTTGATCATGTACAAATCTCAACACCTGAACTTCGAATCTAGGATTTATCCACATGGCAAATTTTATAAACAACAGAGGGTGCATCCACACCTTATCAGGAGTTTTACCATGCTTAGTTGTCTTACCTTTTACTTTTATAACTAATTGATTATCACCAATGTCGATTTTTCTCCTATGGCTTTCATCTTCAGATAAAGCACTAATAAATTCCTTAGTTCTACCACTATTCATAAAATCATCAAGCCGTCTTCTCGTGCTATCGGGATTATCATTCCATTGCTTAAGTAAACTGTTGGCATCAAAATAACCATCACTAGTTCTTTGAAAAACGTTAAAATCACCCATTTTTCTCGTCAAAACATTAACCGTCTTCATTTTTTAGTCTAATTTTGAGATTAATAATTAAATACTTTATGTCCGCTCCCTCGTGAGAGTCGGCGGACATACAAAAATAGCCAATCGGGATGATAAACACAAACCGATTGGCTATTTTTAATATCCTAAAATCAGGACATTAATTACCCATTGCAAATCTTATCCTCAATAGCGTAAAGGATTTTAGCTACAGTCTTATCGCCACTTACCTTCACGCAAGACTCACCAAGATCCCGGACATCTATAGCCTCCCTGATACGGGTAAGCTCGTCATATATCTCCTCTATCACATCAGAGATCATAACACACTCATCAGAGTCCTTATGCTTTGACCACTCTGGTAGATCACCCTCATAAGGTACGCAAGTGGACGGAGTTATATGTGAACAATTATACTTTCTCATGCCAGCAACTTATTAACACGTTCCTTTAACGATCTCACCTCATCCGGGCATAACCCGCAATCATTATCACATAATGACCTTTGCAGACGAATTATCTTACCCCAATAGGATATATCGGGCTTATTCCCGATCCTATACCTATGGTATCTCATATATCTACCCCATTGGCAGGACAGCCATTCGTCTACGGACTTACATAAATCCGTCCTATCAAGGTTTGATATGCTCTGCGCGCCCATTCAGAATCTCCTTTCTCATTTCCTGTACCTCCTCGTCAGGCGGGCATCCATACGGCAGGTTCTTGATCCATTCACGGATCTTTTTCTGCATATTAAGATAAGATACACCCACGCCATCACCCTTGGTACGAACTTGCTTATATATACTAACCACGTCACGTTCCATGGTCTGCAACGGATCTTGCATAACCATACAACCAGCGGTTCTTCTAGAAGCGTACTCCATATCGCTAACAGCGGTAGAAGAAGAATGATTCATCATACTTCTCTCAATCCTTTCTCTCTCGGCCCTTAACGCCTTTTCCTTACAAGTATTACAACCCACGACTAAATATTTTTATGTTTAACAATCCACGCAATTGGTAGCCATCTCAAGAAGCTCTCCGACACGATCAATAATCTCATGGGCGGCCCTTATGTTATCCAACCTGACATTCGCCTCGGCTACGACCATAAGTGTCTCCATCTCCTGTATCTTGTCTATAAGATCCTTATCCTTGTCCTCGCATAAGACATCAGTCTTGATCCATAGCCGGTCGAGACGTCTGCGTATAAGATCCGTCTTAAGATACTTGCGACTGAAGTTGTAAGTAGAAGGGCTACCTATGATCTTGATATCATATATACCATCAGGTAGATCAAGGTACTTGACATTACAATCATCGTAATTAAAGCAATTGAGGCCTAATGTTAGGCTAGTAAAGGTATTGACCTGATTCTTGCCAAGGAACAACGTAACGGGGTCGGACATGCCCGGCGTAGTGATCTCGATAATCGCCTTCCTGTCCTCCAGTAGCCCCCACTCGGACTCATCCAATACCTGCAACACCTTGGGATCACGTGTCTCTAGCACCTGAAACGACAGCCTAATATCATTCATATTAACCTTCTTATCGTACCGGCACAAGCTATCGTCATAACGGGCTTGCATATCAAGATCCGGGACATCGGTATAATATGTCTTGATCTCATGACCATTGATAAACACAGATGTTATCTGGCAAACATGAGACCTAGCAACATCGAAAAACACCATCCTTACATTACCCTCATAATCAACGCCCGATGTCGGGTATGTCAATATCTGGGTGTTATACTCACCATCGTTACGTCTGGCTACGACAGTAATTACAATAGGTTTCTCTATATCGTAATCATCCATGATAATCCTAGCGGCGAACTTATCATGAATTATCTTCGGTATGATATTGATCTGATTCATTCGTATTTCTTTTTCACAAAGATAACTATAAAGACGAATCTTAAAAAATAGATTCAAAAAATAGTACCACATGAATATATTAGGTGATTATATGCCATTTTACACTAAAATCGTAAAATGGTATATATCTATACGGAAATCCGTACTGGGTTCCACCAAAACCCTCTACCTTCTGGTAAGGTACTTACATCGAAGGCTTCTTTTGCCAATTTTCTGATGATGTTAAATGCAGCGTTGATATCGGCGTTAATAATACTACCGGAAGATGTTTTGAATAATCCTCGTTTGATACGTCTTCCGGCATATTCCTCATGCTTGCAAATCTTCTCGTTATCCAAGAAACTACATTTCGAGGTATAGGATTCCTCAACGATCTTAACATTAATACCCTCAAGTGTAGCTTTATATGATATCATTGAGATAAACATATTAAAAGGAATAGATACAAAGTTCTGGTTATTTCGTTTTCCGATATTGATCTCTTGTTTCCAGCATCTGTTATGACCGATCATAATCGTATTAATGCCATTGGAGACTACGTGATTAATCAATACCCTACTAGCTTTATGAAGATAATCCTTGATCTTGTTATTCCTTTTGTTGGTTAACGACCTTATTCGCTTTGATATTTGTTTATTGCCTTTTAATATTGATTTTAAATATGCTAATCTTTTATTATAATACTGGTTGATGGACTTCAAAGGTCTACCATTGATGATAAAGCAAGAACCGGTATTTGATACGCAAGACGCAAGATTATTAAGTCCAAGATCAATACCAAGGTAATTCCCATTATCATATATAAGGTTTTTCTCTTTCTTATTATATACGATCTCAAGAGCAATATATCCATTCTTAGGAACAAACCTAAGCTGTTGGATATTTTGCTTGTTGGTTCTTGTAGTAAAAGAGAATTGCTTTGGTAACTTAATAATACCTTGCTTTATCCATTTCTGAGAAAAGGCTGTTGTCGAGAAAACAGCCATAAACATCCCGTCTTTGTCAAGATACTTAGGTATTCTTACTTTCTCAGAATATTCACATCTGTTTTTCTTGTTAAGAAGATTGAAGAAGGACTTGAAATTCCGATCAACCATCATAAGTACCTGTTGGGCTACTGGTGTTGGTAAAGCACGATAGTCAACGTCATCTTCTGTTCTTAATTTCTTTTCAAGGGAGTAATAGTTGAGGTATTTATACTTAACAGTATTATCATTCTTATATTGAAAGTAATGCTGCCTAACAACATACAATCCTTTATTGTATAAGCTCTTGCACTTATGCAACAAATCTTGAAGCTCATTGTAATATATTGAGCTTTGCTTGATTATATGTTGTTCGACCAATCTCATGACACAAATATATAGATTATTATTTATATATAAAAATAATTCCTTACATTTGTGATGTAAAGTTATATATAATCACCATATATTATCAAGAAAAAATGGATATATTCGCGCCATGGTCGGTTGGATGAGTGGTTTAGTCGGTGGTCTGCAAAACCATATACCTCGGTTCGAATCCGGGACTGACCTCTATGCTATTTGCATATCCTTTAAAAACTAATTAGAGAAGGGGCGGTGAGAGATCATAGCCCTTTTTTTATGATATATAATTACAAAATCTTTGTCTTCTTCAATATATACACCAATACCAACAATATCATCAAGATACCAGCTACTATCCACACTATAGGCCATCTTGATTCCTTCCTATCATCTACGTCCTTAGATTTGATATTTGTCTTATTATCCAGATCCTTTATATCATTCCTTGTCTTATTAACTCCAAGGGAATCGGCTGTCACCGTGCTGTCCCGCCGGCCAATGACGATATGGGCGTCAGTCACGGACGATACCGGGCGCTCTCCCGTGGCGGGATCAACATCCTTGCCCGTATCGAATTTCCTCTCAGTTATAACGATATCAGCATTAAGATCAGATGTCTTGATCTCTACGATCCTCCGATCCATGGCCTCATCTATCATCGTCTCTATCCTGCTTATTAGCCGGCTATCAATAGACGTGTCGCTAACCTGCCTCCTACTTCCGCAAGAGGACAGGAACAGCGACAGACCTAAACAAAAAACAGCCCTAAGACTTATCCTTAACCTCATCATCCGCAATTTTCTTTATATCGTCAAACGTCTCATCAGGTATGTTTTTAGAGAAGCCAAACATCTTGAATACGTTTATCCTATTGAATACAGCCTTGAACACCTTAACCAGATAAGCGTCAGCAAAAGCATCCCCTATCGTATTCAGGAAAAGCATAACATATCCAACAAGAGCTATATACACCCCATATTTGGTAACGGTAAGTATCATGCTAGCCTCCTCCTCGATCGGGTATAACGTCTTATATATAACACATAATGTCATTACTATAAAACAGGACAAAGCGAACTCCTTAAGAATATCAGTAAACCTGACCTCCCTAAACCATCTCTTAAAACTAAACCTTCTTCTACGACTCCGTCGGAGCTTCCAGCCCCTTATGCTTTGCGCTAACCTAGCTAAAAAATTAGCTATTAATACTATAAGTAATACAATTAATAAATGGTGTACCGGCTGGAAATAAGCCCAACAAGAGGCACCATACGCAAGCGCAATATTCCACAAAGCCCCTACTCGCTCTATCATGTCTTTGTCTTTCATTTTATACCCTACTCGCAAAGTTAACTACTATACCATTAAGTACCTAAAACACCACGGCGTGTATACCGTTCCTAGTATCAAGGCTATCAAAATGCAACCAACCCACCTTCCCTTCAAGCCGGAAATGATATGGTAACATATCTTGATGATCCAAGATCAAGCCTCTAGCCTGTTCCGCCGTCATCGACTTGATATCAAAATCACCAGCCTTACCCAACACATGAGCGGATAGATAAACATCTTTCTTATCCTTAACTATCTGACAGATGTTGCATCTAAGACCACGTTGGGAAAACTGCCCTTGCTTATCCCAGTTATTACAATACATAGGCTGTTTGATTATATCCCTCCGTAATATAAGAAGATTATGGAGAAACGCTGTATCAAGAAACTGCCACGATCTGTCCTTCCACTTATTATATGTATGAGGACATACTAATTCCACTATATCAAAATACGAACCTAGTTCTTTTATAATACTATTTCTATCCATATTATCCGTTTTTTAAATAATGCAAAATAATAATACCACGATAACCTGATCCTCCTCGACCGCTCGTAGCCCCACTATTAGAAGCTTTAGAGGCTCCTCCACCACCACCACCATAATAAGTGGCATTACCTCCATTTTCGCCATTAATAGTAACACCCTCAGTATCCTCAGCTCCAGCCCCATCACCTCCTCCGTGATTGCCACCTTTACCTCCGGATAAAAAGCCTTTATCCCATCCTCTTGTATAAGCTCCCGATCCACCACCAGCGCCCATAGGATAAGGATAACGATCAGGATACTTATTATTAAAAACATATGATCCATCTTGCCCTGGATTTCCCGGGGAAGGATCATGACCATCCCCTTCAACTCCATATCCGCCTCTTCCACCTTTACCGGCAATAGCCTGATATATACCGAATATACTATCACCACCTATATCTCCTACAACCACCCTATATGTAACACCTGGATTTACGGATATAGTCCCAGTCAGTACACCACCTCCGTTACCTCCACTCCCGGCATTATATATATCGGAATATTCTCCATTAAGACCTCCGGCGACCAACGCGAACTCAACCTCATAGACCCCATCAGGAACCGTCCAATATCCATTATCCTGAGGAGATAATTCCTCGAATACCTCTATTACCTTCCTTTTGGGTAACATCCTTCTTCTCATCATAAGGCAAATAGGATTTTACCCCCCCCCCAATTTAGTTTTAAAATATGGATATTCATAATATTATTCTGGTTTAATCGTCCATCTCTGGGCGTAGTTATTTTTTAGCACATATATCTTCTCCATAGGTGTAGCGGGAGACCCGTTGGACGAGCCTTTCACGAATCCCTCTGGGGCCTGCTCCGTGCCGGAAGGACGCTGGTTTTCGGTTGGATAAGCAGCAACATACATGCTTACCGAAAGACTATAGAACTGGTTCCTCTTCCCATCCTTAGCCACGGATGTCATAGTAATCTGATCCCATCCTACAACAAGGTCGTAGAAAGAGTTCACGAAATCATCTGATCTTTTTTGGCTATGAGTGGATGCATTCACGTTAAACCATGTAATAGCCCTCATCTCATAAATATAATCCGGAAGCTTATCCATTCTAAGACTATTGCTATGAGCTGCAATGAAACTAGTAAGATGTTCCAATCCCCTTCCAGACATATTATCATCATTCCAACCCGTCCTCCTTTCTCCACTTACCCAGTCATCTAAAAAATAAAAATCAGTAATGTTAGGATTTATCTTATCTACCTCGAAAGAAGGAAGGGTATTTATATCAAAATAATTCCACATATCAGAAGGGCCAGGATGTATTTTCAACGAAGTTAATTTAGGAAGATCATTAAACTCCTTTATATACCTATCCAAATAACATGAAGACAATTCAAGGGTTTGAAGATTTTTCATATTCTTTATATTCCTTATCCCGCTAGATTCTATATCCCTAAGATCAAGCATATTAAACATATTTAAATAATATACCTCTGTCTTACTGGTTATAGCCTCAGGAATTACGGTCATTCTTTGCCCTATATTTTGAAGATCGATATAAATTAACTTTTTGGATCTTGACAACTTGTCTACAGGTATACCGTCATTAACATACAGCGTATGGGATACGACCAAAAACTCAAGTCCTGGTATATCCACAATCGGGAAAGATGTCATCTTGCAAACTTGGATATTGGCATAATAAATATCACAAGTAAAATCTATCGACACAGCCCGTTGTACGTCCCTCCTCCCATCAGCGTAAGCATGATTATCTATAGGTACGTATTGCGATCCATCCTCCTTCCTGAACCACCACGTAGTATTGGGATTTTTCTTATGTTGTATCGCTAAAGAACGGAATATAATACGGTAATTATCCTCCCCTTGAACCTTGGTCATAGGAAACTGTTCCTTTATTCCATCCCCCCAATCCACATTAGCCATACCGGGCTTTCTGGATCCAAACTCAACAAACGTATTATATGGATTACCAACGACAGGATCTGGTACATAATTATAATCATCGGTATAATAATTTCTAAGTGCCCTATCCCATGTGGTGAACCACACGAACTTATTTGATGAAGCCTCATATTTATATAATGTCTTAGCCATTACCTATCTTGTTAAAATATTCTACAATAACATTCCTGTCCAATCCCATAGAATCACACAAATACTCCCCTTCTGGTTGACCCCCAAACGATAATACCTTATCCGTATCATGAGCTAAAACATCTCCATTGCCTACAAAGGTACGCCCATCGTCAAATACGATAAGCTTATATGGCTTATACGACCTCGTGTCAATATCAGAAGATCGTATTGACCTTAACACCGAAGCCTCTGGCGCCATACTAAACCTCCATCCATAATTATTCATAAGCACATAAACCATCTCCATAGGAGTCGACGGAGAGCCATTAGACTGACCCTTTATAAAACCAGAGGGAGCCTGTAATACGCCACTAGGTCTTTTATCATCAGGATAGGAAGCTGAATACATACTTAGATACAATCCATAAAACTGATTTCTTTTACCGTCAGAAGCTACGGAGGACATGGTAAGATAATCGAATCCCATCACTTTATCATATAATGTTGATATAAACGTATCACATCGCTCTTGGGTTGGCAGATTCCTATGCATATAAAAAGCATTCATAGACCTCATCTCATATATGTAATCAGGGAGATTACTTACATCTATATTACTATAACTAAATGAAGCGTCTAATCTATCAATGTTTTCCAGCCCCTTACCGCTCATATAAGGATGCCAACTCACAACAGAACCATACCATTTGTTTATATGACTAAAAACCCTTAAACTAGAATTTATCCTATCCACCTCATCCATAGCCGGGCATGTATTAGGGTCAAACGATGGCATAGCCACTCCCGGGGATATATATAATTCTCTTAGCTTGCTAAAAGACAGCCATTCCTTAGGATATAACCTTACCCTTCCACCAGCTAAATGCAATATCTCCAAATTAGGCCACATGGAAGGGAATTTCCTTATATTGGAAGCTTCGGTATCACTAAAGTCAATAGACATGGACAAATTCAGACCTTTCAATTTAGTTAGTCTATTCCAATCCTCCGGGATGGACGTCAACGTATCCACACCAAACTCACTTAATGTTATACGCTCTATATTTACCGATCTCATTATCCTATCCTTTGGTATATCTGTTATGGTACGATCCCCAGGAATACTTATAATTATATTGATAAGGCTAGGCATATCAAGTATAGGGAAACCTACCATCATAATCCTATAGGATTCCATCATCGTAACATCATTGGTAAAAGACATAGATATCACACGCTCCTTATCCATGCCATCATCATAAGCATGATTGGGGGCGGGAACATACTCACTCCCATCCTCTTTGTAAAACCACCATGGATGACTGTCTGGATTCTTACGATAACTTATATCCCTTCTCCTGAACATCAACCTGTATTGACCATATATAGATCCACTCCTAGCCCTTACAAAAGGGAATTGCTCTTTACTCCCATCTCCCCAATCAACCTCGCACATGCCGGGAGCATTAGAATAAAATCCTATAGTCTCATTATAATTATTACCATCCAATATAGGATCAGGAACATCATCAGTAGTATCATTCCTGTTAACGCCCCTAAAAGCGTATTTACCCTTAGTAAAAAATGTTATAGAGCCTTTATTCGTATCCTTACATATCAGCCTCATACCTCTCCCTCCTCTATTCTCCTGAAATACTCGACAACCGGTGAACTGTCCAATCCCAGATCGTTACAGATATCTATAGCCTCGTATTTGTCAGCGAAATTATACTTACTCATATTATCATCCAATACATCTCCGCCGAACACGGATACATGGCCGTCCTTTACGCCAAGGACGAAAGGGGTGATCCTAGCCTTCCCAGCCCGCCTTGCCCTCGTAAGGGCGGCCTTAGAAGCCGGGGCAGGGGCCAAGACCCATGTCTGCCCGTAGTTATTGGTAAGCACATACACCTTCTCCATAGGCGTCGTAGGATTACCGTTGCTAACACCCTTAACAAACCCCTCAGGGGCTTGATAAACGCCAGATGGTCTCTTGTTGGTAGGAGCTGCGGAAGTATATAAATCTAAGGTAAGTTTATAAAACTGATTCCTGTTACCGTCAGAAGCCGTCTGTGACATCGTTATATAACTCCACGACATTATCTTATCATAAAATGTATTTACGAATGTATCAGCCCTCTCCTGCGTATTTATAAATGTACCACCATCACGCAAAGTCCATATCCTAAATTCCCTTACCTCATACAACCAATCTGGGAGATCGTCTACCGGTACCGTGCCTGAATTACAATACGTGCCCTGAATCTTATTCAACTTACCTTCTACTAGATCTTGTTTCCATGAGCTACCACTACCCATAAAAGTAACGCCTGTCTTATCATCTCCAACCTTATCCACCTCATCAAATACAGGTATATTATTCCGATTGCTTATAATGCTTATACCTTTTGCTGGAATAGAATTAAAAGCCGGATCATAAGAAGGGATGTTACACCAGTTGAAGTTAAATTCAGTAAGATTCTTCCATTCAGAGAATCTTCTCCAATTAGAATCAGGATTATCAGCGAAATTAAAAACGAAATTACACCCAAAATACTTCAATCTTTTCATTTTTAAAAACCCCTCCGGCCAATTATCCCAAACACCAGGGTGAGAAAAAGATCCCATCTGTATATTACGAAGATTAACGCTCTTGCTTATCCTGTCATATGGGATATCGCCATTTTTTAAAACGGACCTGACCATAGCCAAATAAGTTATATTAGGTAGATTAACTACAGGAAACTCATGGAGGACAATACCCTCCATATTGAACTCCCCATCGATTACGTTAGAGAACCTCATCGTAACCTCCCTACGCCTGATATCGCTATACTTATGTGGAGGAACCGGTATATACTGAGATCCATCCTCCTTCCTATACCACCATGTAGTATCGTCAGGATTCTTTTTGTACTCAATATCTAAAGACCTAAATACTATCCTATAACTACCGTCAGATATCTTGACCAAAGGGTATTGATCCTTTGTCCCGTCACCCCAATCAACATCCACGAATCCCGGTTTAGATGTCGAGAACCTAAGATTGCGATTAAAAGCATCCGCTGATATTATCGGATCGGGTATATAATCAGCACCCTTACCATCAAAACAAGGGAATCTATCCTCATTCACTATAAACGTGACATAGGACGCTACCGTGTCGTATCCTACTAAAAAAGCCATACCATTAATTTATTGAGGTTATATCATAAGACACCCATTCCTTATATCCATTAACCATCTCATATACTTTGTTGATGGTCTTGCATACGACAGCGAATCCAATATCCACGTTAGGGAACTTCTCGTTAAGCTCATCAATAGTAAGTTCCCTGACAATACTCTCATCCCACTTCCTCATCTCCTTTACCTCCATAAGGATCGGTTTTCCGGTTACGCCTACGCTCATCACCCATTCTCCCTCACGGTTGGAATCAGCCAGATCGGGGAAGATCGTAACACCAAAAAGATCGGAGAGGGTGAAGGTCTCGCCGGTACGGGTGAAGGACGCCGCCGCCCCAGGCGTAAGGACCACCTCGTTCACGGCCAACAGGCTCGTAAGTTTCTTGGCTCCTCCTGATACCGTGGCGTTAAACACGACAGTAACATTACCGGTAGCGCTGTTAACGAACTTAATCTCATTCTTCTCGCTATTGATGGCCTGCAAACGTGACCCAGATACGATATTTACGATCTCATAATTCTTGTCGTAAGTGCTCTGTAGCGTCACATTGCCGTATTTAGTATCGATAAGGGTAATCCACTTAGCCTTACCGCCGACTATCTCCACAAGCTTATAAAACACGTCATTGCCGTCAGCGTCAACCCATCTAGCTATAGCACCCGGAGCGAAATTAGTCACCTCCCGATCTTGAGTATAACTTATAGTGCTTTCCGTAGGCTTATTAGCCAAAGTAACATAAAGGCATTGCTCTACGTCGGCTTCCATCTTAACTATCCCAGCTCCATCGTAATAATAATCAGGTACATTTTTCTCTCGTATCAACAAGATAGTACCTTCCTTAAGCTTGTCAGCATTGGTAGGATCATCCACAAAAGACTTCATCTGGATATAGGTATCAAAGATGATCGACGTACTCTTATCCTCTATCTTCTGATTGATATCATCAACGATATCATTAATCTCATCTTTAGTATAATAAGGAGATAGATCAACCTTAGGCCCTTCCTGTTCTAAAGCTTTATTCCCATCCCACCAATAATCAGGCACGTCCTGTTCCCTGATCCAGAAACTATCCCCCACACGGAGCTTAGCCGTGTTATCCGGAACCGCCAGCCACTTATTCATGGCATCGACCGTATCAAAGATATACGCCGTGTTCTTACCCTCGGCTATACGTCTTACGACAGCCAACTCGCTCTCGACATCGCTAAGTCTTTCCTTTATATTATTGATCTCCCGCTCCAGCTTATCATAATTATCCTCCTGATCTATAGCATCGCCTATAGACATATAGACCTCATTGGTGAGCTTATTATAAGTAATACGGGCTACTTTCTGATAAGAAGTCTTATATGTACTCGCCCCCTTACTGGTATTGCAAATAAAATCATATGTGTTTTGATATACGACAGATCCTCCGGTATTGATAAAGTTATACCCATCCTGTCTCATCGTACCGCCCTTATACCCTACAAGCTCAAAAGAACACTTACCAGTACCTTTGGATCCAAACCATGTAGAGTAGGCTATAAACTGAGTCTCTTCAGGTAATATATCGTAATATTGAGCACGAAGATCCTTTACCGACATCCAGACACATTCCTTGCCTGATCCGGTATTGTCTCCTCCCCATTTAAGTACGCTTCTTACATGATCGTCATTATTACCGGGACCAGCGAATCCTACGCCTAAATTATCTATGGTAGGAACATTCGAGTTAAGAGCCTCTGTCATGGTATCCAAATCCCTTCCTGAACTTTCGTCCCACAAATATCTGAACGTAACGAAATCAACGTCACCGATCTTAATACCACCGGTATTGCTAGGATATGTTTTAGTCACCAGCTCATAATACCACTTTCCGCCCCTAAACGTGACTCTTATTCTCTCCACTTGTCTTGGAGATATAGATACGTACGATCCTCCAACAGAGACGCTGGCGTCATCTTCGGCACGGGTAGCGCCTTCCTTTGGCTCCTCCGGATCTACCGGAGTATAGATCGTGGCCTGCTTATCTCCGGTGTTGATAATAACTATATAATAGCTATCCCCGTCAAGACCCTCGTCATGAGCCATGGTGACAAAACCTTGCTCGCTATCCGGTCTCCATTCAACGACAACCATATGCTTGTCCATAGGTATACCAGAAACGCTGTTAACGTAGTTGGTTGACGACATGAAAATAGCATGGTCATCATAAGCCTCATCTACACGTTGATGCTTAGTAGCCAATCCATCAAGACGAGATATTTCTGTGGGGTCGGAAACCTCGACCCCATTATAATCATACCATTTATATCCTATCATCGTATTCTCACGACGATATTTCCTTTTTCTTATGACCTGACCTCCAGCTAAGGCATCAATCATAAAATAATCATTACATACTTTAACCATAGCCATTCAGATTAACAGGTTTGACATAAACAAGCCACGATAGTAGCGCCAACAGGAATGGCGGTCAGCGTAGTCCCTACCGGGTAGGTAGGAGAGGATGACTCCATCACCGTTAACGACGTCCGCTCAACGACCATATCGTTATCCACCAACCGACTCCCCTCCACGTAGAACCGGCCATCGGCTACCTCATAGCACTCTCGCACCGGAACCATATGTCTTTGGCTTTTATCAGCGTAATCGCATATCGTGACCTTAGCCCCATCAGGAATAGAAGACAACTCATCTCCAACACCGTAATCCGGATGATCTGAATATACCACATAAAGCTTGGACTTAATATCCTGCAATGCAGGATTGACCGTCCTAAAGCCCTTTAGATGGATCTTATGCCCCCCGATCTCATAACAATCATCTACATCCATGATATTGAGATCACAGCTAATAACGGTCCATCCGTCTATAACAGATTGCGTAGGTGTAGTATTTAATCTATATGCTGGATCAGTAGACTCTACGATCTTATAATCAAATGTCTTGAGATCAAGATTACCGTTAAGAGACTCTTGCCTCCGGATCTTTACCGTACCATTGCCGGTATCATAACAGGTCTCGGTAGTATCTATAAGCCGATCCATGTAATCCGGCTCCTCGCATTCGATACGAGTAAAATTAGATGGCAAAGAGATATATTGAGTACCAATCTTGATATCATTATCCGTAGAACTCAATACATGATGATTATACGACCTAATATGATTTAAAGGGTTGATAACGTAAGTGGATTTAATTCTTACCGATCCTCCTGGAGTCGAGTAACATTCTATCGCACTTCTGGTAATACGATCATCCAACCTTTCTATGGCACACCTTTCACGGATAAAAACCGATGGGATGCTATTCATCCTATCCCCTAGACCATATCCGTTATCAGACGAGTCCACAATCTCCCAGAACTGGTTTCTTTTCCCAAGATCACCATCATAAGACACCACATGTCTCATACGTATGCTCCCGTTTGATGTCCTATAACATTCCTCGATATCAATAGGCATTCTGTCTTCCATATCCGTGAAATCACAAGACACCAAAGACCATCCGGTAGGCAGGGTGGATATCCGCTGTCCCGGGGCGAAACCGCCGTTATCCGAATCCAGTACCTCGTAGCGGACGTGGCGCTCGTTTGCCTTGGCATCATAAGACACGACTCTCCTTACCTTGACATTACCCTCACCGCTATCATAACATTCCACGAAAGACTCGATATCACGATCCTCCATATCCTCCATCTCGCACACCATGCGATCCCATCCTCCAGGTATGGCATTATATATCCTATCCACGAGAATATCGGGATTCTCAGATCGTGTAACGACATAAACAGCGCCCCTTATATCTATATCTCCATCATAAGACGTTATTCTTAATACCTGTACACGACCTTTATCTGTATTATAGCATTCTTTCCTTGACTGAAGCATTCTATCCTCAAAGTCAACGAAATCACAAGGAACCAAAGAGAATCCGTCGGGGAGGGTAGCTAGGGCGGCTCCTGGGACAAAGTCTGCGTTATCGGAGTCCACTACCTCGAAACGTGTGTATCTGGCCTTTATCTTGGAGTCATACGACACCATCCTTCGAAGTTTAACGTTTCCGCTACCGCTGTCATAACACTCTATATAGGATTTGATATCTCTCTCCTCCATATCGTCAAAATCACAGACTACCCTTATCCAAGTGTCTGGCAAGGAACTGAAGCTGGCGCCCTCAGGTTGTGACGGATCGGTAGTCTCCAGGACTTTATAACTCTTATCCCTAACTCCTATATTCCCGTCCCATGACGTAAGAACCTCCAGCTTCACCTTACCGGCCGGTGTCTTATAACATTCTATAGTTACCTCAATATCACGATCCTCCATATCCGTGAAGTCACAAACGACCTCAACCCAGTCATCGCTTATGCTGGTGATAAACTCACCTACCGGATTCTCAGGATCGGTACTTTGCTTGACGCGATACCATTCCTTTCTGGTACCCATCTCGTAATCAAATATCTTATACCCCTCTATCTGTACCCTTCCGGTCCCGGTATCAAAGCATTTAAGCACCGGTATTATCTCCCTTTGGGTCATGTCCGGAAAATCACATACTATACGCCTCCACGTATCAGGTATGGCATTATACTTCGTTCCAATAGGGTTACTATCGTCAGTAGTATTCACCACCTCATAATGAGACACCTCCGGGTTCAGGCGGGGATCAACCGACTCTACGCCCTCTATCTGAACCTTGCCTCCTTCCGTGGCATAACATTTACTTACGAATATCAACTCCCGATCGGTCATCTCCGCTATACTACAATCTATAGCCACCCACTCGGCAGGGATCTTATCCAATTCCGTGCCAATGGGAGTATCGATATCCGATGAGTTGATGATAAATATCTTCTCGGCCAATATCTCACCCTTATTATTCATATAGGTATGGATACGAGCCTCTACCTGACCTCCCGGAGTACGATAACATTGGTTGACGATCGACACACGGGCGTCCTTGATGTTAATGAACTGATAGTCCTTTTTAGGGACCTCGCTTACAAGTCTCTTTACTCCTTTATCATCGAAGTACACGTAACACCCGTCATTCCTCATCATGACCGGATACGTCTTTCCGTCTATGACAACACCTGAGAAGTCATCTGGCGGAACGGAGAAACCCATGCTACCGAAGATGGAAGCCAGTCTCTTTAAATACTCATTAATAGCCGACATAATATCATATTTTAATTCTACTGCCTCAAAGATAACAAAAAAGGGAAGAGAATTGAATCTCTCCCCTTTAGGAAATATATGAACGCAAAAAAGGTTCTTTATTTCGGCTCGGTTACGATGGCCGGGCCAAGACCAGCGGCAGCACCGATCATGTTAATCATCTCCTGAACACCCTCATGAGCACCATAGCGTACACGTAATATCAAATTAACCGGATCATCGGCGAGATACTTACCGAATCCTTGAGAGTATCTATGAGGATTAATCGTGATCTGGAAGTCCACATATTGGGCTGTTTGTTCAACACGGCTGTATTCGTTCATGAATGTCCGTCCCATGAAGTCCTGATGTTTCGGGAAGCCGTTGAAATGAGCGTAACCCTTCAACTCATCATCCATCATATTGCCGCCAACATGAGTACGCGGGGCTTTGCTGGACAATCTCTCGAAGTGAAGCTGATCCCACCAAATGGGGGATCCCTCATCAAGAGAATCAGGATAACCACCGCTAGCGCCAACGATCTCAACGCTATCCTCTACATAGGTCATTTTATCCATCAAGCACTCTGACGGAGATAATAACATTTCCTTGCCACGGAAACGGATACCGCACTTGCAATTAGTGCCAAGTTCCTGAGCCGATTCCAGTTTCTTCCACATACGGTTGCGGTAGGACGCCGGAGCCTTGCTGGTGAAGAATCCCTCGAACACCTTGTCGCACTCATCACACAACATGTTAGTATATACCGTTGTCTGGAAGCTATGCTGGCAAGCCGCAGGAGTACCGTAGTCAGTGATCTCCAGTTCCGGGAAAGCCTGTTTGATTTCCTCCAAAGCACTGTTTCCGCACTCATCATCCGGGATCGTGATATAATACTTCTCGGTGGATACCTTGCAAGAACCACAAGCTGACCATGAAGCGGTACGAACCGTAGGATTCTCGCACATATCGGATGTCTTAGCCACATAGTAGATAATAGCCGTAGGATTAGCCTCCACGAAAGTAGAGATCTCCTCATCCGTCAATTTCTTGGAAGTAGCGGCAATATACAAACCTGATCCCTTGATCTGGCTCATCTTATTAACCGTATCAGCTACCACATTAGGTAAAGACTCTACCGTAGTAGACATATCAACGCCGTCATCCTCCAATGAAATGGAATACAGGTATCCGCCCTTAACCTCAGTATAGCTAGGCGGGCATTCCTCGCATCCTTTCATGATAGAGATCAGACGTTGAGTATAGTCATTAGGCTTAGTCCCTTTCTTCATCACCTTATAACGTGACATGCTGCCGTTGATGCTCTCACGAACGATCTTCAATCCCGGGTACTGGGCACGAACCTCAGCCAAGGCAAGGTCATCACCAGTATCGCAAACCTCCATACAATAGAAGTTCACGTCCTCCGTCTCAGGCTCCGTAGCCTCGTTAGTACATCTTGTAACCGGAGTGATATCAATATAATCAGATACCTTACCACCTCCAGCGATAGGCTGATTCTTCATCCTCTCGATACACTTCAATACGGCGGGTAACAAATCAACCTCCTCGCAAGGATCGCACTCCTCGCATTGATTTGGCGTATTATCACAATCATCCAAAAGAATGGCGTCATTGATCTCTACACGACCCTCCTCATAGCCAAGAAGCTCAAAGGCACGACCAGCGAGAACCAAGCGGATAGCGATACGGTCTCCCTTGGATACGGAGAATGCCGTGTCATCAGAAACACCATTGTATCCTAAGATAACATCATCGACATAAGCATGATCTTTCTTCGGCCAAGAAGCGTAGATCTCCGTGATCTCGTTCAAAGAGAATAACGGCGTGGAAAAATCCTTATCATAGATAGAGCGGGAAGCCGCTTGTTCATTACGACCGATACGGATCTCATAACGCTTGTCGTTACGAGGCTTACCGGTAAAATCAATCACGGCCTTACAACCGTTCTCGGAAGTATCTTTAGTATCATAAATACCGATCTGTCCTTCCTTCAAGAAGATGGAATCAACATCCACCATCTTAGCGTGTGGGGATACGAAAAGTACCCGGTCTTGCGGTCTGTGCAACATATTATCAATATTTTAGTTTAAAAATCATTTACCTAACGCAAACATAATAATAAAGACGATCACGACAATAAAGTACGGTCATGAGTATATAGATATACAAGCAAATTACGTTTTTTGTAAAAACATTATTTAAGCCACTTTTTCTTATACATCTTCCTCATCATATCAATAAGTTCATCGAAACTTTTTATATAACCCATATCTATAGCCCATATAAGATTGCCTTGTGTTTGCTCCAATTCCTTCAGCTCAGCTTCCGTGGCCTTATTCCTGATCATACTTTCATGGATATTAAAAACAATATAATTAAGACCCTTAGCGATCTTAACATAATCTACATCCTTAAATCTAGAAGCTGCTCTAGACAAAGCATTATACCTATCACCAGCCTCTATTCGATTAAGAATAAGCTTATCGGTTAACCACGTAACAACCTCGGCATACAACATAGGATTCAATTCCATAGCTACAAGAACCCATATATAAGGATTACACATAGTTCTCCTGTTCTCGCCCCTACCAACCGTCTTATAAGCACCAAACTTTTTCATTACTTTTATAAGAGACTCTTTTTCAACCATTTCCATAAAAACAGTAAATCCTGTTTCTATCATATATCCCTGTTTTTCAAGAATATAGTATATTCGCTCAGCACTCTCCTTGTTAGAAAGGATATTCTCTATCCTCTTATCATTCCATCCTTCCTGAATCCTTTTCCTGGTATAGGCTTCCTGTAAATCAGTCAGCGACATGAAAGACGTTTTAGTGTCTTGCTTGATAGTAACACCAAAAAGATCCCTATCCTTGGAGATCATAACAACATTAGTTTTCATATTATATATATTTAATTATTTAATACGATGTAAATATACAAATAAAAGTTTTACCGTAAAAATATATAGATAAAAAATATTCCAATATAAAATCATTATATTAAATATTTTACAAAACACAAAAATCATACTTACGATTTCTGGAGTCGGAGAAATCTCCGATTCCAGAAAATATGCATAGGATGATAAAAAAAAATAAGCCTACCCATTTCTGAGCAGGCTTATCAATCAAAACTAACGTTGTTTATTTAAAAGAAGCCACATTATCCTTATCCATTCTATATCTATACAATTCATTCTCATTAAGGTTGAATTGTTTAGCGACCATGTCCAGAATCTCCTCCACTAAAGGATCGGGCAGCTCCGGGTCGATGTCCGTAGATTGGATACCGGCGGCGTTGATATACCCCGACAGGTCCACCCTGACAGGACGGCGGTAGTACGTCATTTTAACCTCCTCGGTACGGAAGCCTGACTCGTAGACCACGACCTTCCCGTTCCCTATGGAATAGAATGTCTCCCGATAGTCGTAAGAAGGGCGGTTATTCTCGTCTCCAAGAAGCTCATGGATATTCTCGTTCTTAGCCTCCCACATAACGAAATCAGTGGCCTCACATCCTTTGTATGAGAAAACGCCTTTTATGTTAGAGAACCATAGATAGTCATCAGGTAAGTTAAAGGACGTAGACTCAGGATCATCCATCCTACCAGCATTATCCAACGACATCCAATAAACAAGAAGGTTTTGGATGGAGCGTATAGTCTCGTCATCCTTCCTATTTAGATAGTACTTAACTAACCGGTCTTGGGCCTCGTTGAACAACAGCACGAACCTTCCCGGATCAAGCTTAATCCCGCCATTGGCCAGATTCTGCTCGTTCTTCTGCAAAGACCTTAAATATGCTTCTTGGATTGTCATCGTTATTCCTCCTTAACCTTATCACCTTCCTCTACGTCATCCTTCTTCTTAATATCCTTAACCTTCTTGGTCTTGGACTTATCATCGATATTAGACATAGATATGATCTCCTCATACTCATCCAATACATTAGCCTTTATGTTAATAAAGTCTTTCTTGGTAGCCAAGAACTCAGCGGATGTCCGAACGTCAGGCCCTATGATCTGGCCATTATATTGTAATCCGGATGGAGTCATATTGATACGACCATTTCGTTGAAGGACGTTTACGATACGGTAAAACTCAAGAACTTCCTTGAAATCACCTTCCAATGACCGATCCCAGATATCAAGCAGATAATCAACATTGGTCTTCTTCTCATTCATCCAGTTTGATAGAGATCCTGTATAATACTCATCCTCCGTGAAATCCGGGCGAGTTACGATACCGATGTAAAGAAGAAGATCGATGACAGCCTGACGATCGTCTCCACCTTTCTTAAGGGCGCTGATAAACTTATAGCTGATGTTCATCTTATTGATCTCACGCTGCTGGACGAAATCCTTCATATTGTCTTTCTCCACGAAACAGAACATGGAGTTCATGAAGACAGGATCGCCATCCATTTCCTGAGGAGTCAACATGCCGGAAAATACAGCCAGATATAAATAAAATAGATCTACGGTATTAGCCGTATTATAAACCTTACCCATGAAGATCTTATCCTTAGCGTCATCCCAAAATTCTAAATTGGTTTGAGATAGATCCATCTGCGACATTTCCTCGAAAGGCTTCATGATATTATCTACCCGCTGTTTGACGAGCCTGTCGATCTCATTCTTGTCAAGACCATTATAGCATCTTGATCTTGGATAAAAACCGGTGTTATAGGCCTTGGAGAAATCATCCCAAGGGCAACATACGTGAGTAGCGTTCTCCGGGAACGGAGCTTTAGCTATATTAGCGTCTTGAAAGGCCTGAGGAGCACTTCCATCGTGTTTGCCTACAACCTCATATAAGGTATCTGACATGATATTGAAACCGTTTACCTCGGCCAATACCTTCCTTGATTTTAAAATTTCTTTCATTTCCTTTTTTGCGTTAAATTCGTTAAATATGTTCATTTACTTTAATATAATCAGATGTCTCTTTCCTCTAATGAGTTTAAGCTTTTTGTGTGAAACATCCTTTGGATTTTCTCCATTGAAATCCCTGATATTGAAATTTCCTGATTTTCTTCTTCCATAAACAAAGAGTATTTCATTGTTATACAATACTTTATCAAACAATCTAAACCTAAAAATCTCAAAAGGAGCTTGATTGTTTTTCTTCTTCCCTCCTTTTAAAATTTTCATTTTATGTATTTGCCTGTTATGTCTACGAATTAAACGTTTTAAATATTGACGTTCAATTCGTTTCGCATTGAAGTTCCTAGAAATAACAAACGCATCGGATGTATGGGATTTTTCAATCCCGTATTTAATCCGATTATGTTTAGTGATGTAACCGAACGTCATCGAAACGTTGTCGCATCTGGATTTTAACTCCTCGTACAACTTCCATTTCATGATTCCCATGACGGCTGCGTCACGAAGTGACTTGCCTCTGCTTACTTTCAATTTGATATTTCCTTTATGAAATTCCTTATGACAAGTCTCACATAAAGTAATAAGATTTGAAGGAGAATCACCTCCTGTTTTTCGAGATTCGATGTGATGAACATTCAAAATCGGGTCTTTTGACTTTCCTTTACAATGTTGACATTTATGCCCATCCCTTGCCAAGATATATTCCCTGACATTCCAAAAACCAAGTTGATCTCCTTCCTGATATTCATCACCGGAGATATCGGGATTCTTTATTTTCTGGGTATCAAACTGGGCAACCTCGACGATGATACGGGATACCGGCAGGATAGAACAGATGTTGTCGATAACACGGATATGAGCATCAATCCTATGTCTCACCGAAGGTGCTACCCATCCTGTACGTTTGCTTTTTATCCTGTTGTTAAAACGAGGTTTCCTGTATCTCAACCTATTTCGTCTCGTTCTTCTTGACTCTCTTCTTGTAGACAAAAGTTCTACAATATCACTTCTAAGAATAACTTCACTGCTGTAAAGTTCTTTGCTTTTCGTCGTTGCTGATAGACCAACATGTTTGGTTCCGGCATCGACACCTAACACAATCTCTTGTTTGTAACCTGATGTCTTGTACATCAATTTGATGGTAAAAGGACATGTGTTCACAACGACCGCTTTGCTGTCTTTTAGCAGTCTCCTAACCTTCCCATGCCTTGTCGTAGGCATCATCGGTTTACCATCTATGTCCTGTACATACACCATTTTACAAACTAATTCAATGTTTATTCAACATAAGTCAGGGTAAAAACCCTGTTAGTACCCATCGCCAATGTTATTTTGAGGTTTTATATATAAGCAATACTGTTTCGCAAATACACTACTCCTGTTTAATCACTTACCTTAGAGCAAGGAACTTGGGCAAACATTCCTTGGTAACTATGTATTCTCAAATAACGTAGACTCTGTTTCAAGACTTAGGCTAATAATCCGATCCTTATGGATATATTAAAACCATATAATGAAATTATATGGAATTAATATTATTTTAGATTATTTCCTTTTTGCGTTACTTTAAAAAAAAGAGGAGAGGAATATCCTCCCCTCTAAAAACCAAATTACATATATGAAAAAACTTAGCCGAAGTAGTTCGGTTGAAGCTCGATAATCAAGAACTTACTGTTATCCATAACCCATGCTGCGGAAGCAGAGTGGCACCAGAATTGCTCTTTCATGCCCGGCAAGGATGATACGATCTCATTACCGTTGGCTTTGTGTGCCCAACGACCGTATTCATAACCCCACCACATACTTACACCTTCTGGTTTGATATAGAATACGTTGTTGTTCATATTACCTAACTTAGCGTTAGCCGTATTAGGAATAGCGGAATACGCGTTAGTCGATCCAGCGTCAGTGATATTCTCGATAATACAAGAATAAGAGGATCTAGGATACATGCCATTCACCAACTCGCTACGATCTGTCATGTCGGCGTAATCCAAAGAAGGATCATGCTCGAACTCAACATTACCGATGCCCGGGATGAAAGCTCCCTTAACCTGAACAGGACCTAAGATCATGGCGTCGTTAGTACCGGAAATAGGATTAGAAGGCAACATCCTATCGCTTCCCATACCCCAGCTTAAGTTCTGCAAGGTAGTGAAGAACGATTCCCTGATCAACTTCTCTAAGTTAATCATAGCCATAGCTCCTACCTTGAACTTAATCTTACGTTCCGTAATAGGAAGATCCTGACGTCCACGGAAAATATAAGCTGCGGCAGCCATAAGCGTATCCTTAGTAATACCCATCGGGCGGCTATAGTAGATAGTGTAACCACGGCGAAGCTGACGATAGATACCTTCATTCAAATGGATAGGACCATTTTGATCCATGATAATACCACCTTCTTGCCACATCAACTGTCTAGCTTCCAGCTTAACCAACTCAGCCATACAGAATACCTCCAGCGTGGACGCTACCTTAGCCGTACGTAAATCAAGTCTACCATTAACAGTCTTGCCGATAATAGCCAAATCAGGAATATTACCCTCATACTCGCTTCTCATGGCATTCATACGACGAAGGGCGGTCTCCACGAACTCTGAAGTGCTATTCTGGGCGGCCTGCATGGACTTCATACCAGCGTACATAGTTGTCTCACCCTCAACACCACGGTGGTTTCCTAAACGGAATTCACAAGTCATAGAACCAGCCTTGTCAGCTCCAGATACCTTAGAGAACTGGGTGCTATACTCTCCAAGAGCATGACCGATCTTCCAGTAACGGATACCCGGACGTAATTTCTCTTTAGGGAAGTATTTAGCCTTTCCGCCGATAACACGACCCCAATAACGTGTCAAATCACCTTCTGTCTTAGACGGGATCTCACCTGAGATAAGGATATTACAGCCGTTAGCGGCGTCATAGGTGATGACATCATAAGCCGTAAACTCAGAGGTATTCAAAACGATATCAAACAAACTACCGTCAATACCCGGTTTTAGATGATGACCTGAAGTATCCTCAGCCGTAACGACAGCGAATGTCTTTGTAACAGGTAAATCATAACGGAAAGAAGCTCCAATACCGTTAACGGAGATCGTAGCGCCGTTATTAATCATACCCATATACATCGGAACGGGGTAATTGGCGATATTAGAGAACAGATTCAACATACCCAAAAAATTCTTGTCAGGATCCTCATAATACCAGCTCGCCAATGAGCCTAAGTTATGCTCTACGAGCGATGTCTTATAGTTCTTGGCATCGGTGAAGGCAATAACGTTATCACCATTCACGGTAGCCGGAAAACTTTTTGTCAAAAATGGATTCATTTCTATTTATTTTTAATGTTATACACTCTTTGATCCACTCAGATCAAGGAAGTTAGCCTCTATAGTATCATTATCGATATTATTTTTATTCTGCTTTCCTCCCTTATTGCCAGAAAGAAGAGTGATGGTCTTCTTATTGACCTCCATCTTAACCTTGTTAGTTTTCTGTTTAAGGAACTCGTCCTTATTCATCAAGAACAAAGCCAGATCAGCGGCCATGTCCGGATTCTTGATAGCCTCCGAATAAGCTTTATCTATAGCCGTATGACCTTGATTGTCTATCGGCTTGGTAACGAAATCGACAGCCTTACCTATCATAGTGTCAGTCAACTGGAATCCTGAGCTTATAGATGTCTTAAGACCTTTCTTATAGATCTTCATCTGCTCAATCAACTCCTGTTTCCTTTTCTCGGATTTTTTCTTCTCCTCCTCGATAAGGTTATCCATCTCCTTTTTCAGGATATCATGGAACTTATTGGCCTTGGACTCAATAAACTCATCGCCCTTGCCGATCATCATCTCCATATTATCCTTTATCTCGTCTTCCGGCATACCCAACATCTTATAATAATGCTGGATAACCGCAAGCTGATCATTCTTGTTGCTCATATCAAGGTTATCCAACGGCGCCTGAATGTTCTGATATTGGCTTAATAGTTGGCCAACGTTACCACCGGCCTTATCCACCTCTATCATCTTCTTCATAAAGTCAGACATAGAACCGGTATCAACCTTATCCTTCAACAACTCATCAGCCTTATCCTTGATCAATCCCTCCACTATATCGAGTAAATCATCCTCTTTAGTGATAGTAGAAAGATCGACCGGTTTATCATCTACCATAATATCAAGGTTGTCAATACTATCGATAATACCTCTAGCGGCCATCTTCTCCAAAAAAGATTTCCCATTAAACCCTGATACTACATTATTATCAGTACCGCCTTCGCCAAAGGAATCAGGGTCTGGGTTGGTAGCATCGCCGCCCTTATCCCCGCCACCGTTAGCCGCTCCGCCGTCGGCAGGCTCTTCCTTGGAATCACCTATAGGATTACCATCCTTATCATATTTACCCTCGATATTATTCTTATCGCCATCACCGTCACCACGGTAAAAAAGTTCCTCGACACTCATGGTCTTAAAACCCTTAGCGAAATCACCCATGTCATTCATACAATTTCCTTTTTTGCTTTTTACAAAATTATCATTAATCTAATTACCAATTAAATCAAACCCATTATAGTATATGACAGAATTTTGCGCCAAAATGATTACAGATTTTGTAAAAATATTTACAAAACTTGTAATCAATTCTTGTTTATTATTGACGTAAACCTATCTGTATCAGAACGTTTGTTCCTAGCATCTATCTCCTTTTCCTTTAATTCCAACTTCCTTTTCTCTATCTCCTCACGAGATCTTCGCTCAGCCTCGGCATTAGCCTGTCTGGTTCTCATATCCTCCTCACGGATATCCAGATCCCTTTCCTTCAAGGCTCGATCCGCTATAGCTTCCACATAATCCATACCCTCTTCGTTATCTTGTGTCCTAGCCGCTTGACCGGCGGCCATTATGCTCTTACCCCGTAAATCGAAGTTACCCTTGATATAAGCCAGCTCCTTCTCCTTCTCATGCTCGTCATTACGGACCTGTTGATCGGCTTCGGCTTTTTGCTGTACAAGTCGTTGTTGATTCTGGTACTCCTCCTGTCTTACACGATCTGCGTAAGATCTGGCATCCCTTCCTATCTGATTCATCTCAGCCGTCGAGTTGGCATTCATCATTCTAGTGATATCAAGCAAGTCATTGCCCAAAGTATTCGTCTGTAATATATATTGCTTCAAATTCTCCAATTCCAGACGTTTCTTGGAATTAGAGACAGCCATAACATTAAGATGACGTAACGACAAGCTATTATCCGTAAGACTGACGTAAGCCAAGGACAGATCGCTGTTCCTGTACATCACGGTCCAATCGTATCCTTCCTTCTGGCATACTTGAGCCACGGCTAGATGAATATCCAATGTCCGTTTCTTGAAGTCATCGAAATCATTAAAGTAAGTCTGGGTCTGTAGCATAGTAGCGTTAACTCCCTGTTTTACGCCCGTAGAACTCTCGTATCTAGTTGACTGACCCATCGCTTGCTCGGATATACCTATCATCCTATAAGCCATCATATAGGCGTAAGACGCCATTTCCATACGGGATCTTATCTGATCCGTATTAGTAAGATCATATACACCGAACTGATTATATATGCTGCTCATCTGCGGATTCTGGTAAGGATTGTTTGTGTCATTACCACCTACACCCATAAATGAGACGGACTTAACGATCTGCATAAAAGTAGCCAAAGCTCCCTTCTTGTCCATCATATCCTTATATTCCGTAGGCAGGAATCCTAAGTCGCCTAAGAAGAACTTACCGATCTCCTTCTCGGCGTTATTGTATAGCTGGTTCATAGCAAGGTTATACATCATCTGGAACGGCTGTATGCGATCAGCGAGACTAGACCCTATAAATCCAGAAACCGGAATGACATAATCATACAGACTGCTATCACCATGTATCTGATGAGGTATTGGATCCCCACCAATATATATAGGCTTATCCATTAAATTACCTCCGGTGATCTTAACGCCAAACCTAACCTCAGGGACATACTCCAAGATATAGGTGTTCACCTCAGGATCACCAACAGCATCGGCCATAACCCTCTTTACTTTCTTTATGCCATTCTTCTCCAAGAATTCCGGGAGCAACTCATCGGTTACAAGTTCCTGATCAACCATCCCGGTCTCTGTCATATAAGTTATTAAGAATACCGGTTTCATGGATACCCAATATCCTTCCATAACCCTAAAAAGGCGAGAGTCTATCTCATATCTCTTACCATCGGCCATACCGGAGTTGAAATATCCAAAGGGATGGAAGCGGGGCAAGAAGCGGGGTTGGGTGTGTTCCTCCCCGTCAGGTCCGAAGGTATGGTACTCTCCCATCGGCACACCATAATAGTCCTCAGCGGCGACTATAGACTCATAGTCATGGTATCCTTTCCATGGAATAACCTCATTCTCATACATACCGGTAATAGACGGTTTCTTTTTCTTCCAATCATACCTAGCACCGTCATTAGATACCCATCCCTCATAATCATCGTCACCTCCCATAATCCGACGCTTGTCTTTGGCCGTCATCTTATGGCCGTATCTTGATATCAACTCAACACCCTCGTAATAATGAAGACGGCCTACATAAGATCCATATTGCGGGTATTTCACATCAGGATGGAAAACCTCCATCGGACTCCATACCTCCGGACGATAGTAGTCGAAGCCAACGAAATGGTTCCGGAACATCTTTCCGCTAAGAAGACGATCCCTGTAATTCTCCCTGTCAAGCTCATCCATATAAAACCGGCTACGATCAGCCTCGATCGTATGATCTCCCCATACAGCCGCCTGCGTCTTCCATCTGGTACTCATGAACCTCTGGATATCATCAGGGGTCATAGACGTCTTGGCCTGTTGGATTTGCTGAACATAAGCCTGACGCTCCTCCTCAGAGTTAAACTCATTGTACGTAGGATCAAGACCAGCCTCCACAAGACGCTGATTGACGATAATATCCCACTGTTCTTGTATATGACGATGAAGTAAGTTTGACATCGTATCCTCATACTCACTTATAGCCATATCACCTACCTCATTAACCGTATACTTATCCTGTAGGTTTGTCAGCCATCCCTCAAAGGCGTTTACGATACCACCTATGATATCATAATGCTTCAAGAAAGAAGGTATCCTTATATCGCTCCTTAGCTTCTGCACGTTCCTTAACTGAGGGATAACATCCGCCATCTCCATAAAAGATAACTTACCATCCGCCATCAGATAATAGTCACGGTACATCTGGTTACGATCATACTGTTTCAACCCTATCGTCTCAAGAGCGTCCATACAATCCTCCTTCCATTTCCTGTTCTTTTTCTTCGTGGAAATAGCCTGAGGAGGTAATCCTAATAACGCTCCTTTTGCTGGAAACGAATGATCTCTATTAAACACTTCCATGATTATTCAATTTTATTTACAACAAAGATAGGCGTTTAATTGACATTCATTTACCTAAAAGCTCCTATAGATACCGATCCAAATGCAGAGGCATATATCTCATGGTGTTTATAAGCATCTTCCTTACGGGCGTTATTCATCTCATCTATCTTCGATTTAGGCATGTAGTTATTATCATCAAAATACCTAGCGAGAACCAACGCATGCCCGAAGGCTATTATCCTATCGACGTTCAATCCGGGCTTATACTGTATTATCTCATCCAAAAGAGCTATATCATCAATCAACTCAATACCTTTAACCGTTATATCAAGACCGGTACTATCATCATAACCAATAACGAAATCCTGCCAGCAATAATCCACCACACAGGAGAAGAGCAGGTTCTGGTTGCCGGGGGTAGGATATAGCCCCAGCTTGCTATTCTGCCGGGAGCCGGCCTTCACATACTTATTGGCTATAGCCTCACCAGCGAATAAGAAGAAAGATGCCGGCATACCGCTCTTCCGATTAAGATACTGCTCATACATCTGGTCAGCGTTCTCCATAAGGCATATAGCACCATATCCCTTCTGAAGCACCTCGCACGTACGGCAGAATTGGTCTATAGATGATGGGCGGGATACGTAAGAGGCAACTATTCTATAGGCATAAGGATCTCGGATACCAACACGCCTTTTGAATATATAAAAGGATCCCAATGAAGGAGTATCAGACTTGGCCTGCTTATACGGATCTTGGCCCGCCACATAAATAAAATCATCAAACCTATTGGATTGAGGCATCTCGAATATCTGGACAGGAGCGTCAATAACACCGCCGCTAAACGGGAATCCAGCCAGTTGCTTATTCGATTTAGTAGTCCCCAGTTTATTACCTGACTCAAGAAAGACATCACACAGCATACCGCTATATTGCCCCGACTCAAGGAGATCATTCTTATGCTTGATAGCGTACTCGACCGGAAATAGGTTCTGGGATGAGCTTAAAAAACAGTCATCGATCGTAAATGGATAGAACATAGTATGAGAAGTGTACGCAACCCTATCTTTTGTAGATAGTTTCTTCCGTTCCTCATTAAGTTTATTGGTACTAGCATCGAAATCAGTAGCGTCGATCTTGATCTTATTAAGCTTCTTGTCATCAGGCTTACCAAGATAATCGCCCAATCCTATAGTTCTCTTAACACCGGAGTTAGCCATCTGACCGGGAACGAACATCGCCCATTTCCGTTCTTTCCATGTTTTCCCTTTCATGGCTCTACGATTTAAAATATCCCAGTCCATAACCAGAAGATTGTAGGTCTCAGGATCAGAAAACATTTCTTGAGCGTCCTTGGATAATTCTACCTCACCACCAGTACCAGCCAAGATAGGGCTAAGACGCCAGCCGTAAGGCGTGTCGTAGGACGGCATGGCGGCCGTGTAAGGCTTCTTGATAGGTCCCTTACCAACCTCGTCGAAAATAGCCGTAGCCGGTGTCAAACCAGCCGTCTTCTGCGTGGAGGTCTTCCTACCCATGTTGATGTTGGCTATAGAGATAATGGCATGGATATCACGTACGCCATTGGACATCCTCTTGCCTAATGTAACGCCCGAACTCCAGTCGGTCTTGGTCCTGTTGATCCTGAAAAAAGGATGCACATGATCAAGACCATACTCACAATACTCACCTATATTAGATAAATCGCTATCGCTGAAACCTACCACGGAATGGCTAAGCCCGATCGTCATGGTAGCGTTCATCTGGAGAAGTGATGACATGATGGTCGTATTATGGGATACGACAAAATTGGTAGTAAGAAACTGATGAGATTTATTATCTACCTCAATACAAGTAGCCTTATACTTCCCGTAATAATCTATATCGGATATCCTAAGTCTGTTATGGGTCTTGGATATATACATATCATCACCATCCATGACGCAATAATATCCCATAGACCAGAATATTCTTCTTACGAAGGATATAATATACTCACTTTTGTAAACGACCTTAAAACGATCGTCACCAGTACTTATGCCGCAAGCTATCTTCATGAATGAGCTTATAAACAACTCTTTCTGTTTTTTGGATGAATAAATAATATCATCCATCTCCTTATTGCTTAACTCAAAGATCCTGTCGGTAGATCCACAAAGGAAAGAGGCGGTCAGAGACCCAAGGAGATGGGGCGACATCAGCCACCGCCGCTCGGGGAAATCCACGGCCTCCCCTATGTCTATGGTCATCTTCTGGAAGTCAGAGTGGATGATACCCATGGTGCTCATGACTTTATAATCACCATGATATTTAACCTTCCACTGATGTTGACCGCAACATACTATACTGCGCCCGTCCTCAAACGTAACCTTATACATATCAACGAATCCTTGAGGATATACGCCTACTATAGTCGTAAGCTTACCATCATCGCCATATATGATATCCCCGATATCAGCGAACCCTATCTTCTTAGGTCCATAAGGAGTATATATCAGCTCCGAGTCCAGAAGAGCCTTGCCAAAACGACGAGTACCAAACATCCCCAACCCCTTCTTCTCCTGACGGGCACGTTGGTACATCTCGGCGAAAAACCATTCGTTGTCACGCAAACGACTGATCGCCGGCACACGTTCCCCGTTTGGAAGATCCTGAAATACGGGAAAGAAATTAACATGCCAATAAAGCCATGGAGGGATGAACGTGCCATTGATAGTCACCCCGTACTTGACCTTATAAGCCTCTTCTTTAAAGAACTGCTTAACATCGTCATCCTGATCCTCCCAGCCGAATAGATCGTTCCATACAGGAGGATTTTTCATGTTTACATAAAATTCTGGACTCGTACTTAGACTCATTTTATAATATCCTTTAAAACAGACTCGATTCCACCAGAAACCTGACCCTTACGTTCCTTTTTCTGGACATTGCTTACAGACCTATATACATCCATGATCCCGCTCTTCTCCATATAAGAATCATTCCAGGTATTTATCTTATCGATTAATTTTGATATGAAGTCAAATGCCCTAGCCATATCCTCCGGCTTCTCCTTATCCCAAGGATGTTTATCAATATAAGTCTTAGCGTCGTTTATGGCCTTAGCTATGACCTCAAGATTATCATTGACCCGATCAGCGTCCTTACTCGTCGGCTTTCGTCTTCCCTGTGGCATTGGCTTTTATATCCTTAAATTCGTTATACTGTTTCATAAGAAGCTCATAAGATTGAACAACCCCGATCTTACTTACTTCCGTCACGCTCATGTCATGGAACATATCCTCAAGCTCCTTGTCGGCATATCTCAGACGTTCCTTGTCATCATAAAACACGAATCCAGATGTCCTGTCTTCTATAATACCCTTGGCGGTGGACGCATATGTCGTATCTAAATCCAGATCCATACCGAAGCTGGTAGCCAACTGGATTATGAACATCAACCTAGAATTGACTTTTACAGCCTCTATATTCAACATCTGTATCTTATGGGTCATCTCATGAAGAACGACAAAATCCTCCTCTTTTATCAATGAAGATGATTTAAGGGCTATCTTCTTAGTCCTATCCTCAATCTCGCTATACAGACGCTTGCTCTCACGTTTTATGGCTATCCAATGCCTTATATGGGTATCCGCCTCTTCTTTAAGATAATCTCTAATCTCTGTTTTTATATCTTTATCTTCCATATTACGCATTATAATCATTGTTGTTTAACTCAATCTCATCACTGATGCTTTGGTCTATAGACCTCAATAAATCTCTGGTACTAACATCCCGCAAGAAGCGGACATTACCACCATTAGCCCTAGCTATCCTCCTTAAAGCGGAGTAAAGTATATCACCCAACGAATATTCAGGCAACTCACGGCATCCGACTTCCATGACAATAAGGGCATGGATACGATCATCTATCTTACTTCTTACGGGACTTCGCATAGTATTTACTTATAAGCTTCCCCTATAATACGTAGCGGGAAATGTTTGAAATTACGTTCAGGATCATCCTTCGTATAACCTATAAGAGATAGATGTTTCTCAAAATGACCTTCCGTATATTTTGAGGTATCCAATGTCATCCTAAATATAGTTCTATTCTCATTGTCAGGATGTTTGTTATATGACACGTCTCCCATACATCCACATCCAAGATGATGCTCCTTGACATGGAAACCATCTTTATGGGTGATAAATAACACGATTTCTATCTTATCACCTATTTTCTGATCAAAAATATTTAGATAAAACTCGCTCTCGTCATCCGTAAGTCCTATATCAAAGGAATCGTTAGGGCACTCGATATTAAAATCGTTATGATCGGCCGTTATCACCTCCATAGCATTCCATTTGGCTTTCTCTCCTTCCACGAACTTCAATGGGCATACCTCGGTCTTCATCCAAGCCTTCTCCTTGATAAAACAACCACACAACGAGCATCCCGGTCTTCCAATCAATCTATGAAATAATACCTTAGGCGGCAATTTAAAGAACCTAATATTAGAAGAGTTCTTAGGACATTTCTTGCATAATTCAAGACGATTCTTATACCATTCGGGATAATCTTTCTTATCCTTAGGAATCCTGCCCAATAAACTGTCTTCCCAAGCTTGGGCTATTACTTGGGCTTTACCAATTGTTTGCACGATAATTATTTTTTAAACTGTTTTTGTTGAAAATCCTGTAATTGTTCCCATGTCATTCCATACCGACATTGATACATGGCCTCATGGTTATCACGTATAAGAGGATCTCCGTTCTTCAACCCCTCCATATCCTCTATCGCCTTAATCTTCTTATCCAGACAATCAAGCTCAATAGGCATCCTTTCATCCGGATAACGATTACCTTCCTTGACAAATATCCGGCGTATCTTATCACGCCTTACCCGCATCTCTCGGAGATTGCATACAACGTATCCGATAAACGGGATTCTGATAGATATATTGTCAGTATACCTAGCTAGGTGGTGGACGTAAGATACGGATGCTTTCATGCACCACTCTACCTGTTGTTTGGTAAACTTCCCATCAGATCTTCTTACCACCTCATCCACGATATCCCTATCGAATGAAATAAGATTCCTACCCATCAATATCCAATTTGTTTCTCTTGAACACAAATCCCATTACACGAGTATCATCACCCTCCCCATCAAGAATAAAATAGTTACGTAAGCTTCTCATCTCAATAGACAGCTCACGGGTACGGAAGTTCCCGTTCTTCTTGTCCACCAGAAAACCCCCACGTTTAAGCTCGTTGTTCAGGACAGCGACGTAAGATTCCTTCTGTCCATGACAATCCATGTACTTAGCCCTGGTATCATCCGAGTATCCGTAGTTGATGTAGAAAGAAAGTAAGTTTATCGTCCTTTCAGTAATCAAGCTCCTACCCTTGGAATCCAGATAGCCATTGTATATCCTTAAGAACTGCTGGATCATATCCAGCCTAGTGTCGTAAGGCAACGCAAATACGAAAGCTTTCCTCTGTTCCGACATATAAAATTAGTTTTCAGCAAAACTACTTAAAAAAAATATCGTTGTCAAGAAATTATGCCATAATCAACATAATATATGCTGATTAACATGTATTTACGAACATCAAAAGGGGAAAAGGCGGTGGAAGTGGCGGAGGAAAGCCAGATAAGTCCACCGTAAGACACGGCAATGAGGCCAGTGGAGCACAGACCATACATGCCTCCGAGCGGCGGTGGACAGCCCTATCCTGCCTCAAGGGACATGACCACCCCTTTTCCCTTTGGATTCCTTCTTGCTATGTTATGGGATATAAAGCCAAGGGGAAATGGGAAGCCTTGGGCGATGGAGCCTGCCGTAGAAGATACGGACGGCCGGAGCGCGAGCGATCGTACAAGACCTCGCTTTTTCTTCTTTGGCTTATGCTCCACCCGATCTCCCTACCGGGGTACCGGCTTCCGGTATAGGATACGGCTTCTACCGTGTTTAGCCTGCGGTATCCTGCCTGACGGCACCATACCTTGGCGGTAAAAAGCAATGTTTTATTAAATAGAGACTTTAAGTGGAGTACACAGGAACTCGACGTCAGGAGAGGTTCTGTGTACGGATAGAGATATTAGAAAGTAGTATATGTTTATAGAGTTAATTATATTTAATAAATATACCTATTAACGCGCGCGTAACAAGTAGGTTGAGAAAAAACGACCGTTCACGCGCACAGCGTTTTACGAACATTACCTACCCTCCTTAAACAACAAATGGGCGACCTTCACAGGCTACCCATCCATCCGAATAACTTGTTTCGTATTGATGAAACTTGTATATTCGCAGCAAATAAAAAATCTCATGGAGACAAAGGTAGCACTTTTACAGAAAATGAAATCAAATTTCGATAAGATTCTTACCGAAGCATATATCCCAAAAGATATACAAGCAAAAAAAGATGAGCTTGGATGCCTAAGGCTTCCGGCAGGATCACTTGTCTGTCCAGTAGATTACAAACCTGTAACTAATAAGGACGGGAAGAAGGTTACGGCCGTAAAATACTCGAACAAGAAAGATAATATAAGAGGTTCCGGTATGGTTATAGAAAAGAAGTGTAAGCAGGTAACGGCTTATCTTTCTATCATAAATGTACAGAAGCATGTATTTTTAAGAAATAGGATGAGAGATGGTTACCGTGACCGTATCGAGATCAATACCGATGATTTTATAGATATCCTATCCGATGGCATAGCTTATTTCTGCTACAGACATGTTATAGAGAACTGCCATGAGGATATAGACTATCAGCTAAAGACGCTTAAGGCTTACGCAGAGGGCGAGATAAGAATAGCTTTATCTGATATCATGATCTACTCGTATAAGGCTAAGAAGAATGAGGATACGAAAGAAATATTCGTAGGTAAGAAAAGATCCGTATACAAATGTCTGGATAAGAATTTAAGCTCAAACGAAAGACGGAATATGGCTAACAAAAGCCGGAAATTTGATCGGGTAAGAATCCTTTCCAAGATAATATTCAGGGTCAGAACCAGAAACGTACATCATATATACAAAGTAACTAAAAGAAAGACAATTAAGTTCAATGTAGCATACCTTCTTAATGAGTTGAATAAGAAGCTTGCGGGAATAGGCATGCATGAGATATCTCAGTCAACTATATACAGATACATAAGCATGTTCTTAGGCATGTGTAAGAAGAGTATATCCGATTTGTATGACGAGGTAAAAAAAAACAATGGAATAGCGAATGCCAAAGATAGGAAGAACGTAACTATCGGACACCTAAGACTATCATACAGAGGAAAGATAATGCATATAATCATCGCCGAAGATTTTATAAAAGACGTCTTTTTAGGGGTAAAAGGGTCCGAGATGAGTAAAGCTGGATGATTTGAGTATCAGATATAAAATTTAATATTTATATATTATTCACATTTATTTTTAATAGTTAATTATAACTATTCGTATCTTTGTACCATAAACCTAAAAAGATATGGTAAAAGAAGATTTTAAAAATGAAAACGACCTCCTTCGTCATATTATGACGGTGGATAAAAACGTGGAGCAAGGTCGTGCCTTGAAAAAGATTTTCACCACTAGGGAGAATCTATTTATTACCGGTAGGGCTGGTAGTGGTAAAAGTACGTTCATGAGACGTATCGTAAAGTTCTTGGGTAAATGTGTTATAGTAGCCCCCACTGGTGTTGCGGCCCTGAACGCCGGAGGACAAACCATTCACTCTTTTTTCGCTATAAAAAACGATCCTTACATCCCCTCAGTAGAGAGGAATATGTTATCAAATAAGGTTGATGTAAGTCCGTTCATGAAAAGCAAGGTCAAGAATCTTGATACTATCGTTATCGATGAGATTAGTATGGTAAGACCCGATTTGCTTGATGAGGTTGCCGATATACTTAGACAATGCAAACGAAGCAGGGAACCTTTTGGTGGAGTTAGGCTGATTATGTTCGGCGATCTGTCACAATTACCTCCTGTAGTGACCGTTGATGATTTTATTGATAAGTATTATGAAAGCCGATTCTTTTTCTCGTCAAAGGCATTAAGAGCCTCAGGATTCTCGGTAATTACCTTCGATAAGGTATTCCGTCAAAAAGACCCACAACTTTTGTCTGTATTGGAGGATATAAGATGTGGGGTTATTACCGAGGAATCTAGATCTATCCTAAAATCAAGGGTGATATACCCTGAGAATATGAATGATACTATAGTAATATGCTCAACCAATAAGGAGGCTTATGAGATAAACAAATCTAATCTTGATAAGATAGATAATAAGGTATTTAAATTCGAGGCTAAGATATTCGGTGAAAAACCTGCGGCTCCATGTGAGGATGAACTTATAATAAAAGTAGGAGCTAAGGTTATAATAACGAGGAACGGTAATGGATATGTGAATGGTTCTATGGGTGTAGTAACAGATATAGACCCATGTGATGACGCTATATCGGTTCAGCTTTCCGATGGAAGTGAGGTTTATATAACTAAAGAAAAATGGGATAAAATGAAATATAGGCAAGTAGATGGATCTTTAGAAGGAACGTCTTGTGGTTATATCATTCAATATCCGTTAAGATTAGGATACGCTATCACTTCTCATAAAGTTCAGGGGATGACATTAGACAATATATTCGTTGATATGAGTAGGGCTTTTGAGATCGGTCAGATATATACCGCTCTTTCAAGGTGTAGATCAATTGATGGTCTTTATCTAAAATCAGTACCTAATGATAACGCGATATTGTTAAGTGAGAATGTATCAAATTTCATGGAGAAGGTGGATGATAACGATGGGGTGTTCCTGCCGGAGAAGATATCTGATATCGGTAAGGGTATGATAAAGAAGCAACAGGATTTATTTAACTTTGAGGAATTTGGATTATAATGGCTAAGAAAGAACTTTTTTCAGACGTAGATGAATTAGTATCATCTTTAAATAAAGAGCTTGGAGAAGGCTCGATAATGAACTTCGGCGATGATAAGCCTATAATATCCATACCAAGGGAAAGCACTGGTTCGCTGGTGGTAGACAAGGCTCTCGGCGGCGGATGGGCGGTAGGCCGGATTCATGAGCTGGTCGGGATGGAATCTTGTGGCAAGACTATGATGTGTACGTTAAGTATGATCGAGTTCCAGAAAAAGCACCCCGATAAGCTGGTAGCTATAATAGACGTGGAGAATGCTTTTGATATCGAATACGCCAAGAAGATGGGATTGGACGTTAACCGGTTCCTTATTTCCCAGCCAAGCTACGGGGAATTGGCTATTGACATCACAGCCAAGCTGGTGGAGTCCGGCAAGGTAGGCTTTATTGTCGTGGATTCCGTGGCGAACTTGGTTCCGAAGAAGGAGATCGAGGGTGATATGGAAGATAGCAACATGGGATTACAAGCCCGGTTGATGTCAAAAGCCATGAGAGTTCTTACCGGGATCGTAAACAAAAGCGATTGTGTTCTGGTATTCATCAACCAGTATCGGGAGAAGATCGGTGTAATATACGGCGATCCGAAGGTAACAACCGGTGGTAACGCCCTTAAATTCTATGCCTCTATCCGTATGGAGATGTCAAGGAAGAAGGTTATTGTAGGAGAAGATGGCTCTTCTATCGGTCATGAGGTTAGGATAAAGGTATTGAAGAACAAGACAGCTATACCTTTCCAGATAGCAGAGACAGCCTTGTATTATGGCGTGGGGTTTGATAAGGAACTTGAACTTTTGAAGTTATGTGAGGAAACCGGTATCTTTACCCGTAAAGGATCATGGTACTGGTACGGAGAGGTCCGAGTAGGCAATGGAGTGGATAATACGTTAAGTATTATGAGAGACAATCAAGAATTGTGTCAAGAATTAAGAACTAAACTAAATATTTGAGGTTATGGCTATCGGAGCAAAATTTGTAGACGTAATACCTTCTAGTGTTGAGAACGCTATAGAGGTAAAAAAAGAGGATGTAAAGACCTATCTATTCGTAGGTATTCCTATGAGCGAGTTTATCGGCAAGAAACATGAGTTTGAGGGATATATATTCATGTGCTTACAAGGTGTAACCGGTGGGGTTGAGCTTGGCGGTGATATAGCCGTAGCCGTATTGAGACCGGTTCGCCCCGCCGTAGGGGAGGCTTCTTACCATTTGGTGGATATCAAGAAGTGTAAGTATAATAGAACTGATGTAGTTCTATTATTTAGAGAGGGAGATTTCAAGGTTGTTAAACGTGATGATTGTAATTTAATTTGATTATGGATGCTGAGAAGAGATTTGTTACAAAATATAAAATAAATGGAGAAGAATATATTGGATGGATATATGCGTCTAATATAGATCAGGCTAATGATTTTCTTAATCAGAGGAGAAATACCGAGGAAGTAGTTGGTGGTCCGTGTATAGATCAAGATGAGATAAATGATGTTATTAATCATATATAGTGTATGGGAACATATATATCAATAAAATCAACAGTAAACGCATTCAGGTACGGTATTGATCCTGTACCTGAATGGTTCGATAAGATATCCAATAAGACCAATGAAGTCGATGTTATGGTTGACGGGAATAAGGTAAAGGCATTGGATATAAGGCTAGAAAACGGCATTCTACGGGCTTTTTACGGTTATTATATAGGTATGTATCCGGATAAATCGATACAGGTGTTTAGACCGGAGGATTTTCATTCATTATATACGCTCAAGATATGAGAATATACACAGGACTGATAAAAGATCTAGGATGTAGATGCTTTTATTACGATAGCGGGATGAATATACCTATTGGGTTCGTATGCGCTGAGATACCTGATATTAGTTCTATATTATCATCAAAGAATGGATTATCTCATTTTTATGAACATATGATAATAAAATGCAATGATGATATTAGTGATAAGTTATTCTTTGATTTTAATGGATATACAGATCCTAGATCATTAGTATTTAAAGGATTTACATTGCCTGATGTTGATATCAAGAAGTGTATTGATTTTTCTTATAATTTTATCGTATATCCAGATATAAGTGAAGATCTTATAGAAAGTGAGAGGAATGTTATATTAACTGAAATTGATAATGATGAATCATGTATTAATATCGATAGACTTATAAAACTATCTGGAATAGATAAACGTTGTTTTATAAACACATTAGGTACTAAAAGGTATGTCAGCAAAATAACAAGGGATGATCTTTATATGTGCCGAGATACGATATTGAATAAGTCAGAAATAGTATTTCATTTATATGGATGTGATGATTTTATGAATAAATATGTATCAGATATAACGGAATTATCAAATGAAGTTGATATTAATACATACTATCGTAATAGTCTTAAATATTTCCATGTTCATGATCCTAAATATGGTATTTATAAATATACTAAAAAGCCCAAACAGTTATATGTATCATTTGTATTAGATAATTATGATTTTAAGAAATTGTGCGTGTTGCTTATCATATTATCTATGATGTGTGATAATTATAATTTCTCTATGTTTAATTATCTTAGATCTAACGGATTATGTTATTCAGTAAATAGGAGATATATAGAATGCACGAATAGAATAGTGGCCAACTTGATAATTGACGTAAGCCCAGATAAATGTGATATTACAAAAGATTATGTGGTTGATTATATTAATAGCTTTAAGCTTATAGCGAATAATGACAATATAGAATATGCTATAAGAATGATTAAATTGGATGATAGATTGAATATAATGAATATTGAGTATTACCACGATGCCTACATATCTTTTGTAAGATCAAGACTTAATGGGGTAATGGATTTGTATAAATCATATGACAATATATCTGTGGATGATGTTATGGATATGATTAAAGATATTACCGAGGATAGATTAATAATTCAATACTGCTCTTTATGAATATAGCGATAGGAATAGATCCGGGTATAGATACCGGAGGATTGGCCATGATCCCGGAGAACGGGGAGGTTAAGGTAATTATGACACCAAGGATATCGGCTAAGGGGGATATAGATCTTAGGGCTATATCAAGTTTCTTACTCGATGCCGCAGATAAAATCAAAGAAGGAGGTGGGGGGACGCTGGCGATCGCCGTCGAGGACGTCCACAGCATCCACAACAGCTCGGCCGCCAGCAACTTCACCTTTGGCGGGAGACGCCGGGAACCGAACGCCCTATTCGCTATGATGGTGGAGATGATGGAGCGATACGGATCTCACCCGGATGTTAGGTTCATGTTCGAGGAGGTGCAACCAAAGACCTGGCAGAAGGAGCTTCATACGACAGCCGATCGGGTGTATACGTCGGCGAAGTTAGACACGAAGGCTACCTCCATCCGATGCGCCATGCGCCTTTTCCCTTTGGTCTCTTTCGTGAAACCATGGTCAGGAAAAGGAGTACAACCTACTAAGATACAAGACGGAATGTGTGACGCTACGCTTATAGCCGAGTATATTAGACGTAAGTTTAAACTATTTTAATACTATTAAGTATTTATTGTATTTGTATTAATATAATTATGATTATATTTGCGATGTAATAAAAAGTTGTTCGTTATGCTTATAAGATGCTTGTCGAAGTCATTAAATGAGAAGTTGGGCAAATTGGAGACGGTTGTTAAGAATGCCGGTCCCAACTCCCTTTATAAGGATCTTAAGATAGATGTTGTCAATAATCTGGCTTATATCACTTCCGTAAATGCAAAGGTATGTGTTATAGAGCGATTGGAGGTAGAGGCTGACTCTAACTTCTCTTTCTTGGTAGAGGCAAGCTCTTTTATTAAGTTCATGAAAAAACAGAAGAATTGCGAGATTACGATACTGCTTTCAGATAAAAAAGATCAGATAACGATCTGCTATGCTTCTGGTGAGTATAGTTGTCCGGCTTTTGATATCAATACATTCCCGCAGGTACATAAGATACTTGATGGAGGAATTAAGGTTAAGATGAGCGATTATGTTTCGGTTCTTAACAAAGCCAGCGATTATACGGAGGTAGATGACTTTTATCCATGCATCGAGAATGTGGTAATTGATATTGATGATATTAATATTAATATAGTAAGTACGGATAGAAATACTATTTACAGGTATTTTGTCCCTAATCAGGATAAGGTAGAGAAGATGTTTATCCCGGTATCGAACGAATCCGCGATATTGCTTGATAAGCATATCAATAAGTCATCGGATATGTTGTCTATAAAAGTGGACGATACTAAGACTTATTTCTCTACGCCTGATATGGATATGTATGAGACCCATTTTGAGGGTAATTATCCAAATTGGAGGTTCGTGGACGAGCATTTTGTCAAAACAAGTACCTATGTCTTTGATAAGGATCTACTCGTCCAAGCCCTCCAAAACAATCTTAAGGTAAATGAGTTCGATCATTGCAAGTTGATATTTACCGATAAAGGATGCGGTATTATGTCAGAGAACCCGTCTTCCGGTAAATCATGTAAGGAGAGACTTGCTTCTTTGTCTTATCATGGTGAAGATATTATATGTAACGTATTATGTGGAAGATATCTTGGTATTATAAAAAGCGTCTCATGTAATAGGGTGGTTATCGAGCATGATCATAAATCTCATTTCAATAAGATTTATGGGGAGGATAATAAGAACGAGTATTTCTTGTCATCATCAGTTATTGTTTAATATTTAAAAATACATAAAATGGGAGTTAGAGAAAATTCATCAGGTGGTAATAACCATTACTTTAAAGTAAGTGGTAGCGGATTATTATATCAGTCATCAAGAGAACCAAAGGAAGGTTTCGAGGAGCATATAAACGAGAAGACCGGAGCCGTTTCTTATTGGAGGGTATTCTGGAACGGTATCGAAGGTTATTTGTCTGATATCAATGTGCGAGAAGTGGAGTTCAATGGAATAAATGCCAAATACTTATCCATAAAGATAAGTGATGAGGATGGTAATTACTTTATAAACGTTCCTTTGATGACTCAAAAAGGAGGTATCAATAATTACGTTAAGTCACTGGTAAGGTACTTGCCTAATATCGACCTGAAACGTAAGGTGGTGATCAATCCTGCTCATGCTAAGAAAGGGGATCAATATGCTCCCGGTAATTTTTTCATTTCATACGCTAGGGAAACTCCAGATGGGAAGGACGAGCTTATCCAGCAATATTATAAGAACGGGCAGAATGGATGGCCTGACAGGGTTGAGAGTACTGATATAATGGGGAATAAGAAGTTTGATTATACGACCCAAGACGCTTTCGCTTATCAGGTACTTAATAAATATATCCAAAGTATTAAAGCGGATGGCGTGAGACCGGTTAAGTCTCCAAGCCAAAACAACGCTGGTGAGGCTATAACGCAAACGCCCCCACCGTCATACGCTACGCAGGCTCCGCAGCAAGCGCAAGCCCCTTTGTTTGGAGGTCAACAACAACCTCCTCAATATCCTCCTTTTGGAGACGACAGTGATCTTCCATTTTAATTAACTAATTAAAAAACAGAAAGTTAATGGAGAGTAATTTCAATATATCTACTAAAGTGAATCGTGTCTCGATGCCTACCCAAAATAAGGTAGATACGGTTATGAAGAACCTAGGGCATCGATCTTGTATAGCGTATTCCGAGGAAAAGGATATGTATTATAAGGATGGAGAATGGGTAGCGTCAGATCTTGACGCTACTATCTTACCTCTTAGGGAGATGTTCGAGAAGACATCTGATTTGAAGTTAGGATTGAAGATCGTTTATTTAATAATCAAATTATAATGGCCAGTATTGAGGATATTAAAAAGCTTCTGGAAAGCAAGTCGTTTACATCAGCCAGAGACCTTGATGAGCTTGAGGAGAAGCCGGATGATAAACAAAACGAGGTTAGATTGAATTGCGACCCTATGGTAGGGATGATGGAGAAAGAGGGGAAGATCTTCCTTAACTCCGTAAGATTCTCGAAAGCATGGAACTCGTTGGGTAAGGATATTCCTATCAAGCAGGGTAATGCTTTCCCATTAGGACAGGGTGATGTCCTTGATATAGACACAGGGGTATGGGCGTCGTTTCCGGATAATACCATAGGGGTGTTGATGATGCTGCCGTCGTTTACCGGAGATACGGGACTTACTTTGGTAGGATCACCGTTCGTCTCGTCTAATAACGGGAATATCATGATCAGGGTCACTAATGTCCGTAAAGATATGGCTATAGTCGAGAAAGATAAACATATAGCTGAGTTAATTATAGTCGGCAAGATAAAAGCCGATATTCGTGAAACTTATAACAGCAATAAAGATGTTCGGATTGAAGATAGTAAAGAGTAGCTATATAAATACTCTAAAACAGGATCTTGATGAGGCTATTAACTATTCAAATAAATTAAGAGAAGATTACAAAAATGCTCTTGCGAAGGTATTTGAATTGAATGAGAAAGTAAGTTATCTTAATACGCTCATTGATTCTATTAATAAAGATATAGAATCAAAGGATTCTCATATAGTTAAGATGGGAAATGAGCTTAGTAAATCAAGAGAGCTATATAATGAGTCGGTAAAAGAGAAAGAAACTCTTAAACGGGCTTATATGGATATCGAGAAGAAACATAAACTATCATCTAAATTACTCGATGAGGCTAGAAGAAGATATAAGGAACTTGAGGACCAGAATAAAATTATGTCAGATCGTATCAAGTATCTGGAGGCAGAGATTTTAGACATCGATGTTCCTAATGAGGTTGTTGTTGATAAGGATAAGATGGATCCTAACTCAGGTCATATTGATATACCTGAAAATAACGCCCCTGAGGTCGCTGATGCCGGTATTGACGTAAATGTCGAGAATAAGGCGGAGGATAAGAAGAAATCTAAGAAACGTAAAAAATCTAAGAAAAGTGAATAAGATCTTGTTTTTCTTGTTAACGTTATTTACCTTAGCGGTTGTCGGATGCAGTACGTCAAGAACCTATTATACGGAATATGATACTACTGACATATCTTATGTAGTGGATTCTATAGTGTCTTCCGGGACCGTGATGGGCCAATGGAAGGAGTGGCGGTTTACGCTGGACGACGGCCGGGTCGATAACTTTGGCTTTACCGCCCTGTACGACGCCAAGGGGAAGGCTAGGGGGTCTATACAGGTAAGGCAAAGATCCGATACGTTTAATATCAAGATAATTGATTACCATAAAAAAAGATAAGTAATGGAATACGGACTAGGTTACATACCATCGCCAGCAGATGATAGGGACGCTATTATGAATATGCAGCATGAGGCTGTCCCTGATGAGTATAAGGTCAATAACGTTGATAGCGTAGTGGATCAAGGTTCTTCCCCTATTTGCGCGGCAATAAGCTTGGCTGAGATACTTAATTGGAGAAAGAGTATAATGGCTATTAAAAGACCGGCTAAGATCTCTCCCTACGATATATATGATCTGAGAGAGGATAAGGATCAAGACGGGATGGTTCTTCGTGACGCTATCAAGTCTATCAAGAACGTAGGCGTAGATGGGGAGAAAATAAACAGTTACGCTAGGATCATAGATCCGGTATCGGCTAAGGTAGCTTTGATGCTGAATGGGCCTTTGGTTATAGGTCTGTATTGCTATAATTATGGTAATCGATTCTGGCAAGGCCAAGGGCAGAACTTGGGAGGTCATGCCGTTATCCTCACCGGCTGGGACAAGGCCGGCTTCGTCCTACAGAACAGTTGGGGGACGGGATGGGGTAGGTCTGGTGTAGAGACGTTCCCGTTCGATGATTGGTGCTATATGCTAGAATGTTGGACAATAGTTTCATAACTTTACTATATAAACTTCGAGAAATTCCGTCCCACATCCTCTTGTGAAAGACGATGTGGTATATTTAGGACCCGTAGCTCAATCGGTAAGAGCAATTGGCTCATAACCAGTAGGTTGTCGGTTCAAGTCCGGCCGGGTCCACGCTATTTTTTTGGGGAAAAACTAGCATAGAGTTTTGTCATTAGATTTAGAGTTTAGATTTTGTTTGATACCCTTGTCCGTGAGGATCAGGGTATACGCCCCAATAGCTCAAGAGGAAAGTAGCACATCTCCCCTAAAGATGGGATCCACGTTCGAGTCGTGGTTGGGGTACATGGTGTTTTCTTAAACATATTCCTGTAGGTCGGTAATTAATAACCTCAAATAATATATAAGGTGTTGAAATTCATTTAATATTTTATATATATCTATATAGGATCAGGTTATTAGCTTAAGTCTTGAAATAAAGACTACGTTATTGGAGAATATATAGTTACCTACGGATGTTTATCCAAGTCCGTAGCTCTAAGGTAGGTGATTAAACAGGGATTGTATTTGGGTTCCAGTGTTGCCTATATAAAACCTTCAATAACATTGGCGATGGGTACTAACAGGGTTTTGCCCTGACTTATGTTGAATAAACATTGAATTAGTTTGTAAAATGGTGTATGTACAGGACATAGATGGAAAACCGATGATGCCTACGACAAGGCATGGAAAGGTTAGGCGATTGCTAAAAGACAACAAAGCGGTCGTTGTAAACACATGTCCTTTTACCATCAAATTAACGTACAAGACATCCGATTACAAACAAGAGATTGTGTTAGGCGTCGACTCGGGAACCAAGCATGTTGGTTTGTCAGCTACGACGAAAAGCAAGGAGCTTTACGCAAGTGAGGTTATTCTAAGGAGTGATGTTGTTGATCTTCTATCAACAAGAAGGGGATTAAGGAGGACTAGAAGAAGCAGGCTTAGGTATAGAAAGCAAAGATTCAATAATAGGGTAAAATCCAAGAAGGATGGATGGATTGCTCCATCTGTCCGCCATAAGATTGATTCTCATATTAGAATTATCAGTTTTGTATATTCTATACTACCTGTCTCAAAATTGATTGTTGAGGTAGCCCAATTTGATACTCAAAAGATCAAGAATCCAGAGATATCAGGTAAAGAGTATCAGGAAGGTGAGCAATTAGGATTTTGGAATGTTAGGGAGTATGTCTTAGCAAGAGACGGGCATAAATGCCAGCATTGTAAGGGTAAGTCAAAAGATCCTATCCTTAATATCCATCATATTGAGTCAAGGAAGATAGGAGGAGATTCACCATCCAATTTAATTACTCTTTGTGAGACTTGTCATAAGGAATTTCATAAAGGAAATATCAAATTGAAAGTAAGCAGAGGCAAGTCACTTCGTGACGCAGCCGTCATGGGAATCATGAAATGGAAGTTGTACGAGGAGTTAAAATCCAGATACGATAACGTTTCGATGACGTTCGGATACATAACAAAATATAATCGTATAAACCATGGAATTGAAAAATCCCATGTATCCGACGCTTTTGTGATTTCAAGGAATTTTAATTCATGTAGGCTTGGATATTATTACAAACGTAAATTAGTTCGTCGCCATAACCGTCAGATTCATAAGATGAAAATATTGAAAGGAGGAATTAGAAAGCGAAACCAGGCTCCTTTTAAAGTTTTTGGATTTAGGTTATTTGATAAAGTGATGTTTCAAGGAGAAGAGCATTTTATTTACGCAAGAAGGCTTTCTGGGCAATTTAATATTCGGGATATTAATGGAGAGAATAAGAAAGATGTATCTTGCAAGAAATTAAAATATGTCAGCCATGGCTTGGTATCTGTTAAAACGAATTTATTTTTATCACAATGAATATTGTATTTAATAAATCGCTCATATATGAATGAGCGATAATAAATGTATAAAATATATTTATACAAAATTTAATAATTTAATCATATGGATATAAATCAAATAAAAAAGTATCTACCAGCAGGATGGGATGTGGTTGATCTAATAGATCACGGTATAATCGATCTTGATATTATGAACGGGAAGATGATGGGGGAATATGTGGCTGTGTTGATGATAAAGTCTTATGATAAGACCAATGGTCATATCTTAACCACTTTCTCGTTCCATGATAAAGATATGGATAAGTTGAGGATGTTGATAGGTAATGCTATAATGGCGGTAGGATATAGGAATAATCCTCTGACAGGAGATGGGAACACGGCAATCAAATAAAGGTACTGAATACACTGAAAGAGGGATATTGGATATCCTTAACAGACAGTTCTTGGTATCTCCTAGATGGATTATAAACAACTTATATGTCTATAACTGGGAGTCCGATTATCTGGCTATAACCAGATCCATGTACGCTTATGAGGTTGAGGTGAAGATCTCGTTGGCTGACTATAACAAGGATTTCGAGAAAGAGGGTAAGCACCAAGTAATGCAAGGCTGGTTCGAGGCCCGGAAGCAAGCCCTATACGAGACCGGGGACTGGGTCAGGTACGGTCGCCCAAATTACTTCTACTACTGCGTGCCAGATGGGTTGGTTGATCCTAAGGACATACCTCCGTACGCCGGGCTTGCTTATGTTTGTGGCAGGAATTTGAGAAAGGTCAAGGATGCCCCTATCCTGCACCGTGATAAATTTGACCCAGAAGCTTATAAGATGGCAGATAAATTCTACTATAATTGGTGGAATGAGAGACGTAAGGCCAGACAGATAGAAGGGAAGGATATGAAAGACGAGTTCAGGAAAAGCATGAAAAAGGTGAAGGAGAAGATAACCGTCGATGCCAAGATCAGGGCGATGGAGGCGTTCTGGAGCGTCTGCGATTATGCCTACTGGCCGTATGGGGGAAGAGGGGTGCCCGGAATGAGACCCAACTGTTCCGCTTGTGGCGAGGAATGTAAATTACAATGTCCGAAAGGAAAGGAATTTAAAAACAAGATAAGATGAGCAAGATCAAAAATGTATTGGCAAAAGCCATTTCGTTGGCCTCAGAACAGCCTATGAGCTATAACGAGGCAATTGAGTTACTTAATGATATAGATACATGTAAGGTCAAAATATGGCTGGAAGAAGGAGCGATATTGCCTAAGTACGCACATAAGGAGGACGCTTGCATGGATCTGTTCGTTAAAAACATAGAACTTGACGGGGGTAGGATTATATACCATACTGGTGTGCATGTAGCTTTACCTGAGGATTATGAGATGGAAATCCGTCCACGTAGTAGTATCACAAAAACCAAGGCAATTATCCAAAACTCTCCGGGTACTGTGGATGAGGGATACAGAGGGGAGATTATGGTAGTATGTAGACGTATAGATCGTTATGGAGATCCTTCTTATTCTAAAGGAGATAGAGTAGCTCAATTGCTTATCCGTAGACGGGAACGGATCGTATGGGATGAGGTGGAATCATTAGAAGATCTTGGAACGGCTGATAGAGGAAGTAATGGATTTGGTAGTACGGGTAAATAATTGATGATATGGAAGATAGGAATACGTCAACTACGACTAATGAAAGTTTGAGAGAAGCAGGTAAACAATCAAATCCTGTTATGTATGGATGGAAATGTCCGGTATGTGGAAGGGTATATTCACCTTTCACGTCTATGTGCGCTTATTGCGGCAATAATAACATGAATCATATTACATGCAAGGTTACTGGATAATCGATATGAGCGGAAGAGTTAAGATAAAGTCCAAAGATAAGGATAAGAAACCTAAGATCGATGTATTTAAGGTAATAGAGAACCGGTTCAAGAACATGAACGAGCTTCGGGATCTTATCGACATGGATCCAAGGAAAGGGTTGGTCAGGATCCGGGATGGAGCCGGATTCAGGGAGGTGGAGCGTGGCGGATGCCTGCATCGGAACTACCTTAACCTGTTGGAGGAGGAGCTGGGAGCTAAACTATCAATAGATCTGATTGATAAGTATGTTAAAAGAAAATAGCACATCACCTACCCTAGTAATTACCTAGGGTAGGTTCGTTTTTATATACCGAAGTATCTACCACGATCTGGCTATCCATATCACCAATCAACTCAATGATCTCATCTCTTATATCGTAAGAAAGCAAGATCGGGATTATGGTTAGCATAAAAGATAGTATGATTAAATAATTACAAAATCGATAGTAATTCATTGTAAAATCATAGAATTATTTGTATATTTGATAGGTGATTATATACAATTTTGCACTACTATGTTGTATAACATAAGTAAAATGATATATAATTAATTTTTATATCATACCTTTGCATCAAAAGACAGTAGAGTAGTATGCTAAAATCTTATAAATATAGACTAAATCCAACATCCGAACAAATCTCGCTAATGGAGAAGACTTTCGGATCAACTCGATTTATCTATAACTGGGCTTTGCAGACAAAAATCGAAGCGTATCAAGATGATAAAAAATCACTGACGGCTGTTGATCTATGCAAGAAACTGACTGACCTGAAGAAACAAGAGGAATATACTTGGCTCAATGAGGTATCTAATGAATGTCTACAGCAGTCAATAAGAAACTTAGATCAGGCTTTCACCAGATTTTTCAGGGAGAAAAAAGGCTTCCCAAAATTCAAGTCAAAGCGAGGATCAAGGAAATCGTTCAAGAATATCCTTAATGTCCATATCGATTTCGATAATAACAGAATTAAGTTACCGAAATTAGGATGGGTAAGATTCTACTCTAATCAAGTGTTTAAAGGTAAGATAGGAACTGTTACCGTATCAAAGTCACCTACAAATAAATACTATATCAGTATCCTTGTAGATAACGGCCTTAAATTACCGGGCAAGTCTCCTATTAATCCGGATACCGCTGTAGGTATCGATGTCGGGATAAAGACATTCGCAACCTTATCAAATGGTTCGGTTTTCGAGAACCCGAAACATTTGGAAAAGTCTTCCGCACGTTTAGCATGCTTACAACGTAGATTAACTCGCAAACAAAAAGGAAGCCGAAGAAGAGAAAAAGCTAGATTAGCTGTAGCTAAAACATACGAGCATATATCAAATCAAAGACATAACTTTCTGCACCATGTTGTCAACAATATCCTAGGCGAGAACCAAACCGTGGTTATTGAGGATCTTAACGTGGAGGGGATGATGAAGAACCATAAGCTGGCTAATAGCATAGCTTCATGCTCATGGAGCGAGTTCTTTAGAATATTAAGCTATAAATCGGATTGGAAGGGCGTGAATTTGATTCGGATAGGAAGATTTGAACCTAGCTCCAAGATGTGCGAATGTGGATACGTGCATCGGGATCTTAAATTATCCGATCGTATCTGGACTTGCCCTTCTTGTGGGGCCGTAAATGATAGGGATCTTCTCGCCGCTAGAAATATAAAGAAATTTGGGTTAGAAAAACAGAATCTTCTAACCCAATAAAACACGTCACCGGTGGTGAACCGGGAAGGGGGCGTGGAGTCGCTGGCGTTTGCCGGGGCTGTGAAGCGTCAAAATGTACTGGTGTAAATTGGTATATAATCACCTTAGGAAGTAATCGAAGAAACAAATGCAGGCTAAAAGTATCAAGACTTCATTGTGATATAGCCAACAAGCGTTCATGGTACATGCATAATTTGACCATGATGTTGGTAAATAATTACGATGTTATCTGCATTGAAGATCTAAATGTTTCCGGTATGCTACAGAGCCACAAACTTGCCGGTTCTGTATCTGATGCTTCTTTCTCGATGTTCCGTAACCAGCTTGAATACAAGTGTAGGTGGTATGGTAAAGAACTGATTGTTATAGATCGTTTTTACCCATCATCAAAAACATGTTCAAGATGTGGCTGGAAGAATAAAGATCTGAAATTATCGGATCGAACATTTGTTTGTAAAGATTGTGGCTTGGAGATCGACAGGGATCTCAACGCCGCAATAAATATACAAGCCGTAGGAGTTGATGCGGCTATACGGACGCAGAGCAGCCGGGTTGCCGGTTGTGTTGAAGCGTCTAAAATAGAGTAGGATATCTTAGTTATTTCTATGATTTTCTATAAAATTTACAACTATGGTTTATTATCCTGCTGATATGACGGATACTTAACCCCGTCCTGTCCTTTATCCTACCATATACGTAGTTCCTTGATACGACCGTAGCCAAATCACCTAACTCGTACAGTATCTCATTATACATCCTATGGATCTCGTTGTTGCGGATAACCGTACTGTCCCTTACATATATCTTCTCAACGTCGTCGTCGCAGAAGAAGATCTTAAGCTTATGAAGTATGTCTCTAAACATGATTATAGTTTTGTCCCAAAGATATGAAATTTTGAGGATAAAACCAGAAGGAAGCCAAAAATAACGGGAGGCGGAGGGAGGGCGGGGGATGCCCGGAAGGATGGGAGCCAGCCCGTTCCCTTGGATTCAGCGACATGATCTGAGAATAAATCATATATTTGTATGTACAAAATGCATAATAATATGATATTAAATAAAATTAACTCAATGGGGGGGGTATTTTTCGTCCCCCATAAAAATTTATCAGTATGCTTAGAAGAAGATTTCATTCATCAGGAATACATCCGTCTAACGCCAGCAATGGAGTATATGGAGTTGCTGAAAATCTAAAGTTACTTCCACCTAATAAGGTGGATGCCGAATGTATTGGAGTTGCTTTGATACATAAAGAACATAGGATTATGATAGAAAAAAACGAGAGTAAAAATCCTAGTTATAAACAGGCAACAGAAGGTATGTTGGCCAGTGACAACTTTGTATGGGGAGAATATTTGGTGGATCAATATGAGATCCCTAATTATGATACTATTGATTACGATTACCCTGGCCTTACTAGCGCGTATCTTATGAGTAATTCCGGGGTATATAATGGTCAGCCACATATACCAAATGACATATCTCAATGGACCGGAGTGATGTCCGATTGGAATGGTAAATCTAATTCAGAGGTATTAAAAAAGATTGGAGCCACAGAACAAGGATCTTATGCTATCTCAGGCAATCTTCTTAATGGATTCATAAATAGTAGCGACGCCCTTGGATTCTATGACTGGTATATCCCCTCTTGTCCGCAAATGTCATTGATATATATGAGGATGGTTGATATAAATGATATATTGTATCTTATTGGAGGTAAGATGTTCCAAGCCTCAACTGAGGCGTATATGACAAGCTCTGAATGTAATGATATAAATTATTGGGCGGTTTCAGGCTACGGTCAAGTAGGCGTATCGGATAAAAGAAATCCTAAAAGAATTAGACTGATACGAGATCTATAATATTAAGGTAGTGGTCGTACCACTACCTATCTAATTATAGGTGGAATCCTATCACCATAATAAAGATAGGTAATTATATGCCTAATCAATTATAGTGATATGCCAAAGGAAGTAGCCGGCGGAAGCCCCGATGGGTAGGCCCGGAGGGATGAAGGGAGGCTTCCCTCCTTTTGGTACTACATCCTCCTCACAAGATATTATGATGGCGCTACAATTATTATATTTACGTTATAGGTATTATTGTAAATGCCAGTCCCAACGGCAACAGATTGGCATCCCTCACAGGCATTGGCTGTTATACAATAACCACTTGTTATAAGATTACCTTGCCAAGTTATACGATTGTTACTTGTAATCTGATTATAAAATTCAGGCATGTAAGTGAAATTGATGATCTCCTCAGGATCGGTTATCTCCGTTATAGGAGTAAATTTAGTTATCCTATCCCCGTATAACTCGGTATCAGCTAAATCACAATGCATACCAGAATTATATAGATACGTGAGAGTCCCTTTTGAAACACCTCCAGTCGTGCCTAATAAAATGTTGTACTCATATTGTTGATCCTTTGAAACTATCTGTCCACCTATTCTTATAACTTCTATCTTCTTATTGCGATATATATCAAGATAAGATCCGTTAAAATCAGATTGATATGTATCTCCATCAATATATATATCTACAGGATTAGGACACATGCTCTTGTCTATATTAATACGGTAGTGGATCTTACCGGAAGAAGAAGTCCTGCGCCTAAACATACCCCCTCCTTATCTGAGGGTTAAAATACCCCCCCCCATCATGTATTTAACTTCTTTATTCATAATATATTATGTTTTAATTATATCGCAAATATAACAAATTAAATGAGATGGAAGGTGATATGGTTGTGAGGAAGTATGAGGGATATTCGGGGAGGATGATATGCGGGACGTTATTGGAGAGATGGGGTGGGGTATGATGGGAGGGGGATATGCGGGACGGACCACCTCCCCGAAATCGGCCCGGCCGGGCTGCCGTTTTTGGCCCCGCCCCCCCCCGCTAACAAAGGCGGGGAGACAGGAACGGCAAACGATCAACGAGCCGAAAAAAAGAATGCTTATTTTTGGTTTAACTTGTTGATTGTCAATAATATAAATCAATATTTTAATATACGTTTACATTTTATTAGATTTATTACATATAATCGTCGAATTTTTATTGCAAAATATTTGTTGGACAATAAAACATGTATTATATTTGCAATGTGAGATAACAATATTAACAAACGAGGCGTGCTAGATGCCTATACAAGTCCCTAGGGCAAGGGCAAATCTAATGACAGGTAAAGATATTAACAAAGTACAAAACGAGGTAAAAAAAGCAAGTGAGAAAACATTAACGGGTGCGGTTAAAGCATGGTGTCAGCTTTTTAAATCTGGAAAAGAAGTTAATGAGATTTTAAAAGAAAATGAGATCAAAGTGGACAAATCGATTGTCCCCGCTTTAGTCAATTTGGCAAAGGACAAGGAAGTTGTAATACAACTTTGCAAGGAAATATTACCACGAGTTAACAACACCTTTTGCGCCTATAAAGAAGTTGGACGCGAATACTATGATAAAAACGATCAGGACAAAAACAAGAAGCTTAAAATGAATGAAATCGAGGATATAGCAATACTCGGCTCGTCTCATAAACGTTTTGGATACAACGAGCCTATAGAATTTGATTTTGGCATATATTATGAAACGTTCAATGGCGCTGACAAACGTATTATAAAATGCGCCGTGCCAATAAAGCGGTATACATTTAACCTAATCGCTAAATGTGTAACGTATTATCTAACTCACCCTAAAAATGACAGGTAATGCAACGGGCTATAATAGCCCGTTATGGTTGCATGTGTTTACCTCCTCGTGGTGCAGCTGGATTAAGACTAAAAACACACGATATTTAACATATTGATATAAGCATACACAAGCCGGTAGGGGTATAGCCGTTGGCGTTCGAGAACTTGTGTAAATAGGCCGCCGCTTAACAATGTGGTTAGGTTTGTTTTCAGTCTTAAAATAAACCGTTATTCTTTGGGCTTATATCAAAACGGGTTAATACGTCCGGTTTCCGGATAGGCCGTGTAAAAACACGGGGTATATTGGTGTATATACGTATATATAGGGCGTATATCTATGTGTCGTTAGAGTAGCATACATGGAGTGCATAACGGGGGTTATAACCGTGCCAATATATCAAAGCAATAACGTTTAAGGTTGCTTAAATACTTATGCGTTATATGCAGTAGCAAAATAACAACCCTTACAAGGGTATTTTGTGCGGTTAAATTGACGGACAAAGTGCGCCTTGTCGGTACGTATCACGGGAAACGTATGTACGTATTTGGCCGGCTTCGTTGTCGGCAAAGGGACAAACCAAAGGGAGTTGGGCGGGTGTGGTGTGTCCGGCTGGTTGTATTGATAAGGCCGGCCGTATTGTCACCCGGCTTACCGTTTCTTATTGGTGCAATTTAAAACAAATAAATTATGTATAGGAGAAAGTTTGATAATCTTAATAGGAAACTAGCACTTAAAAAGGAAAAGGCTTTAGACGCTGCAAGAAAGTCTCGAATTGAGTTCTACGTTGAGCTTACCAAAGAGCTATACAAGTCTAATAAATTAGATTGTAGCAGGGATTCGGATAAATGCAGACATAAACGTGTTAGTTACATGGCAAACAAATTACGACAGTAGTCGTTTGTTTTTATTTGATTTTAAAGTTTTCCCTTCCGTAATGTAGTGATATAGGACGGAAGGGCTTTTTTGTGTCTATATTTTACAAAATAATAGTATATGTATATGTTTTGCTTACACATAAAAGTGTTGAGGCGGTAAATTTTAAGCCTTAATTATAAATGTGTAAGCAAAATACTTTATTATGTATTATTTTGTATATATCTATATCCGTATGGACGGGTGAATTGCGTCCTTATGTATGGATTCGTACTTGAATCGATCTTGAAAGGTATATAATAGGCTATACTTATTGTATATTTTTTATCTATGTCTGGGCTTATCTTTCCTTAGAGGTAGCTCTAAGGTTTGATATATATTATGTTGTTGATACTCAATCAATTGTATTATTTGAGTGTAATTTTAAAATCACGATTACTTATTGTATATTTTTATGGGTATATTTATATATTTGGTACTTATTTTGTTTTGTGGGTATATGTCGGCTGAGTTGGTGCGGTACGTTATAGCTACGGGCGACGCCCTGCCTATAATCATAGTTATTTTATTGGTTTTATTATCAATACATTGTATTAGACAAGTGTATAAGGCAATCAAGAACAAAGACCTCGATATCCTAGACTGAATCAGCGTTCCACGTGGAACAAAGTAGCGGAAGGTCTTAGGCTTTCGTGGGAATTTCGAGGGAGATTTGGGATTTGCGTGATGGGACACCTCCAAACAAGGAAAAACCTTTCCAAACAAGAAAAAACACCAACAAACAAGGGAAACACCTTTCGAGCAAGGAAAACGCCTTTCAAGCAAGGGGTATCTTCCAATCAAATGTAAAAGTTTGCAAGTGGTAGGAGTTTCCCGTCAAGACAAGGCAGTTGTGAGTGATGGTGGGTATGGTGTTATTGGTGGTAGATATTGTTTATTAGTATGGGATGATGCGGAGGAAACCAAGGGAAAACGGGGGCGGCGATGGCGTGGGGTTGGCCCCGCTGGTCGTCCGTCTCTGTTCCCCTTTGGCGGTAGTATAATATTAAAATCTGATATTGATGTACAATTTCGGTAGAAGAGTGAAGGATATAAATTCACTGCCAAATAAAGTGATTGAATTTATAAAATATATTACACGATGAATGAAATAGCTTACAACAATTACGATTTAGTAGCTTTCGAGCAAGGTGGCGAGATAATAGTGGCTGTAACGTTTTACAGATACTATAGGAAGAAGGCGCATAGCGAGGTGAATTACAGGTGGAAAACCAGATGCCCGGAATTAGTGGATAAGATCGTGAAACACCGTACCAAGGTATTTACCGGTCAACTTATCCAGTTAGCGAAAGCGTATGGGGAGAAAAAGGTTATAAAATATCAAAAGGAGGAGGAAGGAGTATGTCAAAATACGATAGAGACGCTATAGAGATATATATACTGGATCATATAGATACAGATAATTATGGTAAGCAGTTTAAATACGATAGGGAATATATGTCTTTTATGCTTAGTGTGTTCAAGAATGAGTATAAAGAACATATCAAAAGGGATGGAATTAAGAAGGCTTTTGAGGATTACATAATGAGCGTTCCGTCTATATTCAGGATTCATATAGCGGATTGTGATATTAGATATTTATTACGTTCATGGGGAGTGGAGTTTGATGAGGATGATGATGAGATATACATCTTATACAAGAAGATCATAAGAGAGGTCTTTTTTAAGATGTGTGAGGATATGAAAGTTTGTTAATGTTGAACCAAACCTTGGCGGGGCGGAAGGATATATCATGATCGTACGTGTGCGGATATGGTCCGGGGTCGGTTCCCGGCGCCTTGGCACAACTTAATTAAATATAGATAATATGGACAATGTTTTAAAAAGAGCGGCAGCGGAACTGAAAGAAGCCGGTTGCAGGGTTTTTGCGTGGCAGGATGATACTTATAATAGAAGTTGGAGTAAGGGTGATTATATAATGTTGTATTACGCCTTCCCTGATTCGCCTAACATCGGGTATCTGAGTCGTGTGGAATATGGGATGAGCGTAGCATATAGTAGAGCCTATATACCGAGCCGTGGAAGTGGATCGGGATGTCGTGTCAAGGAGGAAGCTACGTTTGACCTTGAGACGGCGTTAGACGTGCTGAACGGGCCGTTACCTAGGTGGTGTAGGTCTTATGGGGTTTATCCAAAGCAGTACGATAATATTGATAAATGGTATAATAGCGATAATCATAACAAAAAATTATTTAAGGAGATTTAATATGGAGGTAAAAGATTGGGAAAATCTGGTTTTAAACACAGAGGTAGGATCACATTGTTTTGTTACGCTGATTGATAATAATGACATCAGTAGAGGTTACGCACAGATCAGACGCGCGGAACATTTCGGGTATAACATCTGCTTCACTCGGTTATATGGGAATAAGTTTTATTTCGAAAAAATAAAAGAAGGTCGTACACAACAATATATCAATAGGAGGAAATGATATGGTGATAGAGTTTGATTTTGAGATATACAAAAACGGAGATTATGATAAGGTATATCTCCGCAACGGGAAAGAGGCAAGAGTATTATGTGATAATGGGAAGGGCGATCGCCCTATAGTCGTGATGGTTGAGAATGATAACGCGGATGATTATATTATTCTACGTTATAACGAAACTGGCAGGAGGAATATCAATAGTCAATCGAGTCTTGATCTTATGTTATCGGTAAAAGAACGGGAGCCAGAGTTGTGGGTTGTTGTTATATCTTACATGGATAATAAAGATAAGAGACAAAAGATGGTCTTGCCTAATTTTTTCTCAAAGAATATAAGAGGGAATATATATCTTCAAGGAAGCTCTAAATCAAGTGTATCATATTATGTTGATAAGTTAGAAGAAGATAAGTGCTTCGATGAGCTATGCGAGAAGATAAGGGTAAAAAGAGATCGTATTTACAACATAGAAATAATATCACTATCAGATGACGAGGCGACAGTTTAATCAGTTGATAAATGAGCTAGACGGCAAAAGCCCGTTTATCGTATTACATAGGGATTCCGTTGCGCCTAAATACGTGGGCGTGGAGGTGTCGAAGGATGGGGCGGTATACAGATATGCGATAATAGGGATAAACGATGAGTATAAGGCTAAAAAAGCCCTTATTTCGAAAATATTAGGCATAGCTAGTTACCTAAATGGCAATAAGCCCTTAAAAAAGGGTTAATTAGATGTATTTATGGCCTGCGGCATCATATACGATATAATGCCATAAATGACGTTGTATAGAGGATATGTATGATAATATGATAGATAACGCATTCGTGTCTTGATATCATAATATTATGCCATTATATCCTCTTTTTGTATAAAAAAGATAACAAATGATACAAACATCTTGAATATGGATGAAATTAAGATAGGAGCTGAAATTGTATTTAATATAACCGGCAACCATAATATAGGATATGCCAAAGGGGAAAAGTATATCGGGACGGTGTTAAGCGAGGATCACCGATCACGTCTTTATGTACAGACAATAGGAATGCCTAGGGCTTGTATTGATGAGCGGGATGTAGAGTGGGTTATTGATCCAGATGGGGATTTTGATATGGATGAGGCGATCCCGAATCCTATGGCAAGGGAGTTGTATAAGTTGATGGGTAGGTACGTTTATACGTTCGGTAGGTCTCATGAAAGTATCAATGGCTATATCGTGTACGAGTGTATGATGATGGACAGGGATTTAAGATATAATGTTATGTATGCGTTGCATGATCATGGATTTGAGATACGGCATATTGATAGTTATTCTTGGTGGATGACCAATGAGAGGTTAATGTCCGAGGTAACATACACGGAGGGGGATATTCATATAATTGTTCATGAGTGTATGGAAGATTATGTGGATAATGTGAAATTCGGGGAGGAGTTTTATAAAAACAAGGGAACGTGATAAGATACTTACTTGTGATGACGATGATAATATTGACACCACCAAAAGGGAACGGAGGCATGCCCCTCGCCCCGAAGCCGGCAGTGGTCGAGGCACGGGTATGGGATAAGCTGGCGGCCGCCCTATCTTTCGTGGAGTCAAGGGATGACGATCGGGCGTACAACGCAACTTCAGGGGCGTTAGGGAGGTGGCAGATGAAAAAGGTGTATGTAGATGAGGTTAATAGGATATTGTGTCTTAAACGGGAGAAAAAGCGGTATAGATACGATGATAGAACAAATCCTATCAAGGCTAGGGAAATGTTCGAGATATATCAATCTCATCATAATCCGAACAAGGATATAGATCGGGCTATAAGATTGCATAGGGGACTACATTCTACTAAATATGTTAAAGAGGTTAAGCGTAAATTGAGAGAATAAAAAGAATATAGGAGGATAAAGACATGGACGAGAATAAAGTGATACGGCCGATGGATTTTGTTCGGCTTACAAATATTGACGAATTAAATGTGATTAAGGACACTAAAAACCATATAGGGCTGGTCAAGGAGGTCAGTCGGGACGGGAGTATGAGTATAATATGGATAGGTGAAACTTACAGTCAGTTGGCGTGGTTCAAATCGAGCGAGTTGGAGGTGGTGGATAACCTTGTGAGCATCCTGACATGCGGGCTGGCTAACTTTCGAGGAGACGGGAAAGAGAGCGCGGATAAATTTTATCCAATGAATTTATGTTATATAAAAAGGGGGTGATATATGAAATGGGTGATAATAAAAGGAGTTAGATATCCTAGTTCCGTGATATCAGCATTTGCGGCATATAATATGGATAACCCCTTCTTGAAGGTCAGGATAAGAAACAAGTATCATATAGTGCCTTTTGATGATGTTAATAAGATGGCTAGTCAGATGGTATATTTAATGGACAACTATCCTGATTTCGTTCAGATAGGGAGATGGTGGATATCCAAGAAACATGTGATGTCATGGACGCCCAAGGGGGAGGCCGTGGACGGATCGGGTTGGGTTATATCCTTCACCCTGTCCTTTGGTTTGGATAATGGGACTCAAATTAAGTTTGATGAAGAAGGTGAATACCTAAGTGAGATAGATAGGTTAAACGAGTTGTTTAATGTAATATTATAAGGGAGTATGTTGATAGATGTAAATAAATGGATTGAGAAAAACGGGAGCTTCGAGGAGGTCAATGGATTGGATTTAGTGAGACACGGATATGAGTGGATTAGACGAATGCGCAAATTCGAGAATAAGGCAGATCGTCATACTTTCCAGAAAGTGTTTGGTAATAAAAGAGGTAATGAGTTATGGGACTGTTTTTTAGAGGTAGGAAAATCTATCTTCATATTAGAAGATAACTATTTTATGATTAACGACAGGAACGTCTTCTCTTTATGTTTAGCAGAGTGTAGTGATTATGATCTATATGAGCTTGTTCATAATATTGAGACTGCTAGTGATCAAGGCAAATGATGTTGTTTAATTTAAAAAAAAATAAATTGTTATGGAAATGAAAAAGTATTTATCGATTTATCTAGAGAGTGGATATCTTTTTGACGATATGTCAGGAAAATTAAAGTGGTTTGAGATTGATAAGATCTTGATCAGTTTTACATATGGAGTAGTTAGATATGTAGGAACATGGGGAGGATGTAGGACTGAGAAGACATTAGATGGGAAATTATTTTATTCGTCCGAAGAATGTTTTAAAAAGGGCAAGAGCATCCCTAAGACAAAACTATCAATATATGATGTTTTTAAGTCATTATATGGATTCGCTCCAATAGGTGATGTGTGGAAATACAAAAACGGAAGAGCTGTCAAGGGAGAGTTGGAATATTTTGATGTTGAAATAGATAATAAAGGAAAAATTTATTGTAAGGAAACATATTACAGAACATGTGAAGATGTGTATAAATTCAATGACTTAACTGTAGTTGACAAGAATGGAGACATAAGGTTAGTGAAATCATCAAAAAGTAGATTAATGCTTAGTGATGATCAATTGGATGTTGTGGAGAGAATGAAAGGCATCATTGATGACATGGTTAGGTTAAAGATGATTATGTATATTGATCAAGACTATAATCTTTGTTTTCTGCCGGGAGATAAAATAGAAGATTTGACAATGGATGAAACGGATGGATTTGTGGATACCACCGGTATAGTGACATCTATAAAATCTAAGGATGTAGTGGAGTTTTATGTAGAAAACCCATTCGTAAAGATAAAGGATGAGTAATACTTGGATCGGGATTGTAGTGGTTCGTGAGAATAACTACAATCATATCTCTAAACGTGAACATAGATTGGGAGGTACGTATGTCATTCGATTGACATTAGGGATCTAGTTATATTAAAAGAGGAGGAATTATGAAAGAGATTGTATTAAAACTGTGTGAATTTGATGAGCTGTCAAAAGATTCACAAGAAAAGATCATAGAGCGTGAGCGCTGGAATGTAATGGAGCAATGTATGGATGCTTATAGTATAGAATATCAAGAGTCGATGAAAGCCTTTGAGGATATGACAGATACTAGGGTTTATAATTGGGAAGTTGGATACGAGAGATATGATTTTAGTTATGAGTTTAAATACAATGATCCTATTTATGAACATCCTACAGATTATAATCGTGATATATTCCCTAAGAATCTATGCGGTAAATTATTGTTCAGGTATATCAATAACAACATTATGCCACATATCACGAAAGGTAAATATTATTCTATAGGCAAATATATAGATGGGAAATATAATTACAAGTGCAGACGCAGTCGGGTAATATTGGGATACGAAGACAATTGTCCATTAACAGGGATGTGTTATGATTATTATCTCCTGAAACCTATAATTGATTATTACAATGCATGGTGTACTTATCCGGAGGGTTTTTCTTTAGAGGATCTGATGAGACAATGTTATGATAATTTCTTCATGTTATGGCATAAAGAATATGAATATTGGGTTGATAACGAAGACGCTATACGTGAAGAGCTTCATCATAATCAGTACGAAGATCAACTTTATTATGAGAATGGGGATGTGTATGTTGAACCATTAAATGAAATAGTATGAAAGCAATATGTACAAGGTGTGGCGGAACAAATATTGCTTGTGAAGCGATCGTAAATCCAAACACCGGGAAAATAATAGATTATCTTGATGAATCTTTTATGCATGCTAATTGTGGGGATTGCAAGGAAGAGGTAGTGATAACGGATGTAGATAGAGTCAAGAAAGATATTGATTCTATGTTTTTCAAGTTCGTTAAAAAGAATGGGAAAGAACCTGAATACGTAGAATGTCAGATCGTATGGAAAGACACAGGGGATGATCAAAGAACGACAATAAAATTATCATTAAGCATCAATGATGATGATAATGATAATGTTTTCTATTACTGTAATGGGATAGAATCACTTAAGTCACTTGTGGAATATGGAGTAGGAGAGTTTATTGTAATAGATTGTTGGAGTTTTTTTAGTATTGATAATTTGTAAATTGATGAGATTATGAATATAGAGGTAATAAGATACAGGCTTCCAGTTTATTGGGCTTGCGCTCTGATAAATGATGACTATACTGGATTATGTAAAGAAGAATGTCAAGAAATAAAAAACTTCTTGAACATCGCAGATGGCTATCCGGTAGATGTGGATTGGGAAACAGAAGGGTTCTATCAATATAATGATGCAGGAACACTTCCGGGAAATTGTGCCGATTTTATTTTTCATAAGTTAAACGATTAAACATAAAAATATGAAAACTGCAAATAAACTAACTTTTTTAAGTACAAAATTCTTTACAGAAAACAAAAGGGAATACAGAATAACAGTCACGATATCGTTAGATGATGATTGTCATAACAATATGTGTGATTGGAGTATAACCGCTGACATTCGTTGGAAAAACGAATATGGGATATATGAAGAGTATATGGGAGGCTGCTGCCACGATGAGATTGCGAAACATTGTCCGGAATTGGCGAAGTTTATACCATTACATTGTTGTAATCATTATGGTGCTCCTATGTATCCGGTGGAAAATGGCATGTATCACATAAAGAATAGCGATAAGTCTGTGGCTATTGAATATTTACGTATATCAGACAAGGAATATTCCAAATTATCTGAAGCGGTGGATGATAAGATGTATTTCAAGTATCTGCTTTTCAATCTGGGGATTGTGGATAGATGGAAACGTGAATCAGGCGAGCTTATTGCGGAACTTGAAGACCTGTGTGGAAAGAAATGGGTTAATCCATATAAGCCAGAAGAAGAAAGATTTACCCTGACACTAACGGACGAGGAACGTTTGCTTATTGAAGAGCGTATTAAAGCCGGGTATTATTCCGCAGAAAATATCGAAAAACGTAGGGAGGAAGCTCATAAGGCAAAGATGTTGAAAAAGCGTACTGAAATTTGTGAGCGATACGATAAGGTAATCAGGAAAGCGGAAACAGATAAAAAGATAATGCTCTGTGTGTTTGATTATGGATTGTCAACCGATAATGTGATATATTATAATCACACGAACACTTTATCTTTCAACTGGCGTGATTATGGGGAAAAGATCACACAAGAAGAGTTTGATGATTTCGTGAATAACGTGGATCGCTCCCAACTCCCGGAAGGAATTAAATTTGAGTTAAAGTAATTTTTAGTCTACACATAATCACTATCAGAAAAATGAATAAGATTATAGAAGATTACAAAAAGATAGTTGCCGGCAACGAGGCCGGCAAAAACATCTGCTTTATGTCAAGAGGAGAATACGCTGATCCGAAAATAGCGTACAACGGTATCCTCATGAATTACTGGGATGTGTATGATTGTATGGATGAGGTAGAAGAACCGACAGATGATGATTGGTTGAACGCGGTAAGTAATTTATTTGACTCATATACATATGATGTTAAGAATACGGATGTTGATAAATTCAAGATGTCGGATGTAATGAACGTATATCGTATTATTAATCTGTAGTTGTATAACAAAAAAATATTGATATGAACAACTCTATGGTCGCTCACTTATGGGCAAATGAAAAGAAAGAATCCGGAAAAGGTAGTAATCTTTTCTTTGAAGGTAGAAGTATTTATTCTTATGGTTATCATTTTGAGGTTGGAAGAATCGTAAGGAATAAGCGTGGGGAAAAGGCGTATTTGGTTAACGATAAGTATTATTCTTCTTCTACCTGTAAACATCAACGTTGTGTTCGTAGTGCAATACCAACTGGTTCAAAGGTATTTTCTGTTGGATATAATATGTCTGATGATGGCAGCATGGCTTTTATCACCAGTCGATTGGAGCTTATCAAAGAGGTTATCGAGAAATACAAGAAGGTTAGAACAAGTCTGTCTTATAGGGATGTTTGGGGAGTATTTAGAAGTCTAATGGATTATATTGAGTTCTTTAATATGGGTACTCCCAAGAGCCTTCTTAAAAAGAGCGCAAACACCTGGATCGGAACTAAACATGAGTTATCTTATGAATCGGATAAGATTAAAAGTGAATATGTCCATGAGTTAAAGCGTGTGTTTGAGGTATTGCTAAATCATCAAGCGTTAGAAACTTTAGGAACGACCAATGTGATAGTAGATGAGATTTGTGGTGAAGGAACGTGGGCTGAGTATGTGGCCAGATGTCAGAGATGGGAAGACAGTCAGGCGAAAAAAGAGGCTTTAATTTTTGAAAAAAGAAGAAAAGAAAAAGAAGATCGCAAGAAAAAATTTGAAGAACAGATCGAGATGTGGAAGTCTGGCAAGATTCTGGAATTATATTCACATTATTATTTGGAGGATGACCAGCCTAACGTATGGCTTCGCATTAAGAATGGCATAATTGAGACTAGCAAGAATATCAAGATAGAACGAGCTGAAGCTGAGAGACTTTGGAAATTGATAAAGCTCTTCCATAATGGCGGTAAATTCCAACACGATATGGCATTGGATATAACCGGTCACAAATGGAAGATCAATGGCTATAAGAATGATATATTGGTTGTTGGATGTCACAGGATCGCGTATAGCGAGATGAAAGGTATTGCGAGACAATTAGGATGGAGTTAAACAGCTATCAAGTAACATTTGAGAGCTGTGACGATCACTATCAGATTTACGGGAGAGACATCCAAGATGTCATGGGCGGCGTTACCGGTGGAGCCGGCGTGTATGGGTAAGGCGGTAGGGGAAGCGGGGCGTCCGCTAATGCTTTGTGGTGCAAGGTTGTATATAATTACCTAAGAATATATCCCGGAATATGAAAATAAAGGCGATCAAGTACAGAAATGATTACAGGGTATGGTTGGACTATGCAGGAGATTGCAGAAACGAAAATATAGAATAACATGAAATATCAAAATTTTATGTGCCCTTATGAGCTTGCATTAAAGTTGCATGAGTTGGGTGTAAATTCAGAGTCGGAATTTTATTTTGTGAAAGAGATGAAAGGAGGGGGATCTAAAACAGAATCAGTTACACAAAATACAATGAGATATTCATACAGAAAAGAAGGAGACCTCATACCGGCTTATATGAGTCATGAACTTGGAGAGATACTACCAAGTATGATAAATATCAGTAAATCAAAAATATGGGATGACTGGTTGCAATTGACACAATATTTCCCGAATAAGGATAGCGAATACTACGAAGCTGCCTATGTTCGTTACAATGCCTACGATTCGCCAACAGAAGTATATAGCGGATTTGGGGAAACAGAGGTGGAGTCAAGGGCGATGCTTCTCCTTGATTTGTTGGAAAAGAAGATATTGACACCTGATGGTTTGAATTTAAAGGAAGTGGATAGGAGAAAGGAATATGAGAACGAATTTGAATAGTACAAGTATGAGAAACACATGTCCAGAATTCCCGCTTTTCGGTGCGAATTATCCAGACGCGACTTGCATAGATGGCATATTGTATGATCTGGATAATGTAGGTGATGATGGTGTTCTAATCAAGCCATTGGAAGAGATTCCATGCCCATTCTGCCGAACAGAGGAGTTTATCAGATACGATCCATTCAATAAAGAGTATAGCATGGATAGTGAAGAGGATATAAGAGATTGGTATATGAGCTATATTAATGAAATGAGAAATAAGTATGGGGGAAAATAAGAAGAAACAAACACCATGCCGGAACTTGAAAGATTGGCATACGAACAAATGAAGGAGGTAAACGATGGAGACAGTAAGATTATCAGATTACTCTTCTTATGATAAAGACAAGGGAGGAATACAAAAATTGCGTCACAAATTCAGGAATCAAATACTTGAATATTGGGGAGAAGATACCGGAATCCTAATAGGAACAACCATGGTATATGAAAGACATTTGTGGAACGAGGAAGTTAAAGTAATATGATTATGGATGATAATAAGATAATGGAAGCGGCTAAGTTAATAGCCAACTCATCAGCGGCCTTGATCGAGGCTATGGGGATGATGAGCGAAAATATCGAGAGAGCTAATAGGGGCGAGTCTTTGGCGTATACCGAGGAGGCCTTTAATAAAGTGGTTATGAATAATGGAATAGATTATAATAGTGTTATGAGTAGAAGTTGGATATGAGAAATGGAGGAGGACTATGGGTAAAGAAGTTAAGATAGATGTAGGATATAAAGATGTGCTAGAAAAATCATTATCAGCCATCCAATATCTAAGAATACATGGATTCTCGACGTACATGGAATCGGAGGGGATTGTAAATAGGATAATGATGTTCAAGGATAAGAATGAGATGAGAGATCAAAAGATCAGATCAATTTAATAGAACTAATTATGATAGTAGAGTATAAGTGTACTGATGTTTACAAGAAGCCGGAGAATCCAATGGAATGGTTGCCGTGTCCACGATGCGGCCTCTGGTCTGGGAGTTCGATAACGGGAGAGCCACGGCGTGTGGGTGCGGGACAGACTGTTATAGTCATTGGAGCGTGCAAGCGGAAAGTATTATGTCGGTCATAAAAAGATCTGATAACGGTAAGTCGGCTGAGGCGTATGATATTGATGAACTTAAAAATAACTGGAATCACTGGGTGAATACAGGAGAGATCCTGTTTACGCCAGGGAATGGGAAATGGTAATATGATTAATAATTTAAGATATGGATCATTATTTGGCTATAATTCAAACGATATTGGATAGATGTGAGAACGACAATACATCTCCTGATATCCATGACATGGAGATAATAAAAATAAATCTATGTAGAATAATTCAGACTCGTTACGGATTAACTCAGTTATGGTTCATTCCGTTGATAGAGAGAATACAGAATGCTTGTTGTAAACATCACAATGACGTTGACATGTCATGGGAAGATTTTGTTAAAAAAATGACTGAATAGGAGGGATAAATATGGATGAGAACGAAAGAAAGAAGGGTATGAACCAAGGAATATGGCTGGCGGTTCAGGAGCTAGTCTATGACGGGCGCTGGACGCAGGCCGCAGAGGAACTGGTATCTTCTTGTGGATTGACCGAGGATGAATGTAGGAAGCTGCAAGAAGAAAGCGAATCATTCAATGATGAGATGATTAAGTTTATTGACAATATGTTTGGACGTGAGAATATGATAAGTGAAAACGATACTATATGTATAAATATTAAGTATCATAAAATAGGGGAAGTTTTTAACTATAAAGTTGGTATGTCTGAAATGACATTAAGAGTAGATAAGTGTGATAGATGTTCGGGATGCGCTTTTGAAAATTATATATATGATTGCGTAAAATCAGGTTGCTTGGGATGCGAAAGGGAAGATGGGGAGAGTGTTAGATATACAATAGTTAATACATAATTTACAAAGCATCATGAATGGAGAAAATATAATACCCAAGATAACGGATAAGCGTGGGATGTCATGGAATCAACCTCATAGGAGGTACATAGAAATCGATGAAGAGTATGCCTTAATGACCAAACAAACCTTTGAGGGTCTTAGGGAATATTCATTGACAATCCCATCAGGGAAATATGAAGGGAAGATGTGGAAGGCTAATAGAGGAGGTACATGGTATCTATATTGGTATGATCATGACGATAATCCGGAGATGATCAAAATAGAACGAAGAGAAATATTGTTACTTAATTAATACAAAATAATATGAGAGATAGAGTGCAAGAGGCTAAGGAAGAAGGCATAAGACAAGGAATATGGTTATGCATACAAAGATTGGTACATTTGGAGAAATACGACATGGCAAAACATTTTATAAAGTTATTCGGATTTGATAGAAATGAGTGTGAGATGCTATTGGACAAGAATGGTTCGGATGATAAAATGGAATCATTTATTATTCAGATGGTATTTAATAAAGACGATAAGATAATCTTGGATGATATAGAATATCATAAGATAGGATCTATATTTAAATACAATATCGATTCGAAAGAAGTAGAACTGGAGGTGGTTGAATCCAGTGACGCTAGTTGTGAAGGATGCGCATTTAATAATAGTAAGAATTATTACTGTAAGGATACCCATTGTATTGATATAGATAGGAAAGATGATATAGACGTTATATATAAAAAGGTAAAAAGATCATGAGTTTAATAGATAAATTAGAGGATTTGGTGGTTAAGGTAGACACCGAATACCAAGAGAAGATGGAGGCGGTGATCCGGGAGATAGTCCCGGGGATGCCGGAAGAAAGTGTCCGACACGCCGCCGAGTGTATGTGCACGGACAGGATGGGGAGTATGATGGACATCGATCTTTATATATTAAGGGAAGAAAATAGGCCTTACAAATGCCATTATCTAAAGGATCTGCTGAAAGATAGGGTAGCTAGAATAAATAAGATGCATGAGGATAAAAGTTATACATATGATATAGATGATAATTATTGGTGCGCTACATGTGGTTCCCATTCTCATAAAGAAGATTCCAAGACAGGGTATTGTTGGCATTGCGATACAGATAGTTGGGTTAAAGAGGATGGGGCGGATGTAGGGATATAAAAATAGGCGATTATATAATATTCATAGGTAATTATATACCAGTTTACACCTCCCTATCAATAATTATCACCAACAGTCA